CGTCACGTCGGTTGCTGACGATCTGGTGCTTGACCTCATCGCATCATCGGCGAGCACCCTGACGATTGGCGCAGGGCAGACTCTGGCCGGATACGGCACTGCACCGAACAACCGCAGCAGTACTGAAGTCGCTACGAGCGCGAGCACGGCGATGTCCTGGACGTACAGCAGCGCGACGTTCGCGCACTGTGCGGTTGCCATCGTCGGCGCTACCGCGACGCAGCCGGACCCTGCAGACTATTCAGGGTCGCGCGGCAAGAAAACGTGGATAGTCCAAAGCCGGGTCAATCTGGCGGAAGAACTGCCGGCCGGTGCGCTCGCCTACGTGCCTATTGGTATCGACGTAGAGTCCGGGAATATTTCCGAGATGGACAGCCGCCCGATGCGAAAGCCGGGGGTGTCTACCGATCTGCGCGTCTATGTGTCGGCCAACGCCTGCACCGCCGCGACGACGTTTAGCCTGTACGAAGACGGCGTAGTAACTGGGCTCACAGGGACGATCCCCGCGCTGACAACCGGGTGGTTTACCGCTACGGGCTCGCATGGATGGGATGGCACGACCAGCGGTCACATCACGTTTGACGTTGGGGCCGGGGGCTCAGTTTCTATTACGCGGATTGCCCATGCTTTCGAGCATGATGACGCGGGGGCGGTCACGCTGCTTCACGCATTCTCTAGTTCGTCTACGCAGTTTCCAGCGGCGACGACAGGCTACATGCGCGTGCATGGCGCGCGCGGGCACTCGACGACTGAGCGCGACGCGATGCTCCGCATTCCGTTCGCCGCAGCGTGGGACGGACTGCTGTGCCGTAGGCCAGACGGCAACAAAATCAATGCTGTTGTCGAAGGCCATTCGAGGATCAATAGCTCAGACGGCAATCAGTACCTGTATTGGGCCGCATCTGACCCCGACAGCGCCGAAGACACTGCACACTCCGATAGTGTCGCGGATGGCGATGACATTAAGTTCAAGCTGGTATCGCAAGCCGGCGGCACCGGCACGCACGAGATTGAGTGGGTCGCTGGCAACCTAGTCGCCACGGGCAGCGAGTTTCTGATGGCGTGTGCTACGCCGCCCGGGTCAAATGGCCTTTCCGGGGGGACAAGCTATTTCCCCGTTGCCGGCATTCTGGCAAGCAGCCAGACACGCGCCGACGTTGAGTTCACGGCCCCATTTGACATGGTGGCAAAACGCCTGTTTGTCGATGTTGGGCAAAACACCGGCCTGCTGCCCTGCACCGTGCGACTGTGCATCAACGGAACCCCGGGGTCGCAGTGGGTCGAATTGCAGCCCGGCGTTGCAGACACCTACTACTCGGATGTGTGGGCGACAGACACTATCGACGAGGGTGATCAGGTATGCCTGCAATTCGACAATCTGAGCGGCAACAACCTTTACCGAATTAGCTCGGCCGGCTTCGTCGGTCTCGAGCGGGCTGCGGTGCCAGCCCTGCCGACCCTGAGCGCCAGCACCTACAAGCCCGGCACGCTGACCAGCAGCGGCTGGACCCCGCGCATCACGGCATCCTGACATGGCCGTCACCCTTTATTACATCGTCGTCCCTGACGGCAGCGCGGCGCCAACGGGGCCGCAGATCGTGGCGGGCGTGGACTATGGCGCGGTCACGGTGCTCGACGCGGGGTCGGTGGCCTACAGCGGCGCCGGCACGTATGACGCCGACAGTGCGCCGGTCACGGGCGCGAGCGCGTCCACGCCCTACGATCAGTGGTGGGTGCCATACGACGGCGTCACCTACGGGACGCCGGTATCGGGGGAGATCACGACGGAGGCTGCTGCCAGCGTCACGCCGACACTGATCGCCAGCACTGCGACCTTCGGGTCGCACACCGTCGCGCGGGTGTCGGTGGCGGCTATCGGTGCCGCACGCATCGAATCCACCGCCTCCTTCGGTGCCGCCACAGTCACGCGCACGGCCCTGTCCACGGTCAGCCCGGCACGCATCGCCAGCACGGCGACCCTCTACGCGCCCGCGGTGTCTGCTGACGGCCTTGCCGCTGTCTCGCCATTGCGCATCGAGAGCACGGCTGTCGTGCCGGCGCCCACCGTCACGCGCGTATCGGTTCAGGCGATTTCGGCGCCACGGATCGAGAGCGCCGCATCCTTCGGCGCAGCCACGATCACTCGGTCGCGGGTCGCTAGCATCACCCCAGGACGAATTGATTCGACGGCCGCGTTCGGCGTGCCGGTGGTGTCGTCCTCCGGCGTGGCGCAGATCGTCGTGCCGCGGATCGAGAGCACGGCGACATTCGGCACAGCGACGGCGGTGCGCACAGGCACGGGAACCGCAGACCCCGCCGAGGTCTGGGCCTATGTCCTGGGCAACGGAATGACGGCAGAGCAGACGCTGCTGGAGGTCCACGCGATGCTTTCGGCGCAGGGCGATGCCGCCGACATCGCCGCCGCCGTGCGCGCCGAGCTGGCCGCCGAGCTGGCGCGCATAGACGAACTGCATCAGATCCACGGCCTCGCGTCCGGCAGTCCGCTCGTCGTCGGCCCTGCATCACGCACCGCGGCGGCGATCTCGCAGACGCTTGCCGAGGCTGCAGGGGTGGTGACGGTGACGCGGATCTAAGTTGTTGATTGTTCTAAAGTCGCCTTCTGGGTGGCCGGGGGCGTCGAGCCCCGACCAAGCACCTCGCGGTTCCTGGTCCATCTGCGGTCCCGGCGGGCTCCGGGACACGGCGCTTAGCTCGAACGTTAGGCGTCTCCGGCTCGCTCTCGGTCCGCCCGTGGATGACGCGCAGCGCCAGGCCGCCGTCCGGGGTGTCGCCGCGATCGAGGATCAGGTCGCAGGCGTCCACCATGTCCTGCCGGCTCAGGGTCATGGTCGTGCCGTGGGTGACGGCGCGGCCGACGACGGCGGCGAGGTAGAGAAGCGCGCCCTGCTGCTGCTGTTCGCATTCGACCTGCAGGCGGGCGACTTCGCGCTCGGCGGTGTCGCGGTCTGCGATGGCCTGGGCCAGCGCGGATTCCAGTTCCGTCTTTGTCATCTCGTCATCTCGTTAGTGTGTCATGCGGATTCGTCGAATTCCAGTACCGGCACCACGCACGGGTGGCACCGGTTCTGCTCAAGCATGCGGCGCTGGTGGCCGGTAGTGCAACCATCGCAGTACGGGATCTTCTCTGTCGGCAGCAGCCGGTGGCTGGTCTGCCGGCAGCCCTGGCTCTTGCCGACATCGACCCGGCGCACCACGCGCAGGCCGCTGATGTGGGCGCTGACGAGCCAGTCTCTCCATGCCTTGTCGTCAGGGAAACACGCCGGGCGCGGAGTCGGGGCGGCCTGGATCATCGTGATGACGAGCCTCCTGTTTGGGTATCCGCCTCTGGCCATTGGACTCCTTCGTCGTTTCGTGTCGTGTCCGTTCCAGCAGTTCCATCTCGCTCCCATAACGCGCCTCGAATCTGGCCTTCCATGGATGCCGGCTGATCTTCCCGTCCGTCTGTCCGCCCTGGTGATGGCCCGGGTCGCACAGCGGGATCGTGAACAGGTGGCCCATCCGCCGTCCTGCGCGCAGGATGTGATGCACCGCGCTCGGCGTGCCCGGGTGGCCGTCTATATGGCACGCGATGCAGCCGAAGGCGCTAATGCGGTCCATCCACGCGGCTTCAGCCACGGTCGGAGCGGACTTGCCGTGCTTGGCCTTCACGTCCTTCGGAAGCGGCACCACCATGCGGGCCTTGCCGTCGTGGATCGCCACTGCAACGGCTCTCGGCGTCGGGGTGTAGTCGAGCTGCTTTGCCGGCTTTGGCTCGGGCCGCTTGAAGGCGGTTCGGCGTAGGGGGATGGAGCGCTTCACTCAACCGCCTCCATCAGAATCTCCACGCCACCGGACTCGCGGGGCTCCGGCGCGAGCGCGAGCGTCATCACCCACTTACTGTCGTCCACGCCGATGTGTGCGGCAACAGAGTCGATGCCCGCCTTGATCGCCGCCAGCATGTTGTCCATGTCTCGGCGCCTGCGGTCGGGCGGGAAGAACGTGATCCGCGCGGCGATGCGCTCGGCGTCGTACATCTCCTTCGTCTTCAGCAGCACGCAATGCCACGCGCACAGTTCGCCGTACTGCTTCTTCGCCCGGTGCAGCGCCATGTGGTGAACCCGCGAGTTTGGCCATAGGATGCGCGGCGGCCACGGAAGGTAGACGCGGTTCATGCAGCCTGCTCCGCCTGCGGCTGGTTTGCCGCGCCGGTCATCGCGCGCAGCATCATCAGATGCTGCTTCTTGGCCAGGTGCGTTGCGCGATGCTTCGCGCGCTGCTGCTTGAGCGGCACCCGTGGCGGGCGCATGGCGTCGTTGCCTGGGCCGTAGACATGCTGCGCCACGGTCACGCCGAAGCCGGGCTTGATCCACGACTTGATGTGGCTCAGGCGGTACTTGCGCAGATGCTGTACGAGGCGTGACGCTGTTTCCTGGTGCATCGCCAGTTCGTCGGCCAGGTCTGTGAGCGTCACCGGCTCCGCCTTCAGGATCTCGATCGTCGTCGCCAGCAGGATCAGCCCACTCGGAACCTTCTTGGGTGCGCTGGCATCGTCCCGATCAGGGCATGGAACGTCGCCATCGGCGCCGATGATCCACTTCGCCACCATGCGCGAGTGCTCGGTCGGGCGATACCACGACGTGCGGTGGATCAGCTTCAGGCGCAGCATCCAGCGCAGCAGAAACTTCGCGGTCTGCTCGTTCAGGCCCATGTGTGCAGTGACCTCATCGGCTGTCCGCTCGCGCGACAGGTAGGCCAGCATCCGGCAGTACCCGTCGATGCCGATGCGGCACTTGCGCGCCTTGTCGATTGGCTTCATGCAGTCGCGGCCTCCAGTTCCGCGAGAAGGTCAAGTTGGTTCGGGTCGGCCTTGGCGCGCGGCGCCGAGAACAACCGCATCGGTCGCGCACGCACGGTGCCGTCCTTCTTCAGCGACGGGCGTTGCAGCCCCAGCGCCGCCGCGCACTTCGGACCCACAGGCCCGCGGTTCGTGACCACGTAGGGCTCACGCATGGGCTTCTTGCAGCGGACGCAGGCAAACCTCACTCGATCCCGTTCTTGACCGCCCACACGGCGATCTGCACGCGGTTGTGGAATCCAAGCTGCTTCGACACGCGCTGCGCGTTCAATCACGGCTTGCTCCGCGTCAGCATTGTTGGCATGCGCCACTTCGGCGTGTTCGGCAGCACGATGGTTCCGGTGTTCCACCCTGCGCCCGTGGTGATGGCAACTTCTCGCGCCAATTGACCGGCAACGTGCCGTTTCCAGTCCAGCCCCGAATAATTCAGCTTTGACTCAAACCGGGGCGGCCAGTTGTGCTCTCGGATCAGGGCCGTGAAGTAGCCGGCGGGGTAGGCCGTGGTCGGGGTGGGTTTGCGCTTCAACGGTTGAACTCCTGCATCAGCGTCTCGACCATCGCGTAGCTCTGTTGGTCGGACAGGTGGGGCCAAAGAAACCTGCGCGCGTGGTCTGTCCAAAGAAACTGATCCACCTTGCCGTGCAGTTCCGAGAACTCGGCTTCGTCCAGCCGGTGCCACGCGATGCTTTGAGGCAAAGCGACCATGCGGCCTGTCGGACCCGGAACGAACGCGCAATAGCCAGCGCCGACCGTGAGCCACTGGCGCAGACGGTCAACGTCCTCAAACTGCTCTTGCATGGCGTGCAGCGCGGAGAGCTTGGCGAAGAACAGGCCGTGGTGCCTCGGGCTGCGTGGCATCCACCACTGAAAGCGCAGCGTCTCGCCAGGCTGAAGCGCCTCGACGGCCTTGCGCCACTTCGCGTAGGCGCGCTCGCCGGCTTCGCCCATGCCGCGCAGCTTGCCGTCGTCGCCCTTGGTGATGACCAGATCGCTCATTTGTCGCTCTCGCGTATTTCAGTAGCCAACGCTCTACCTACTTGAACCGCTGTCTGTTTTCTCTCTGACCCTTGGTGGACGGACCCAGCCAGCCTAGAGGTGAGTCCTTCACTACTGACCCTCGGAGCCACGTAGACCCGCCAGCCGTTCGACGCTGGGGCGCTAGCTTCGCCACCCCATCCCCGTGCTTCCGCGTCTTGCCCCCGGTACGGGTATCGTGCCTTGCGCGCCGGTGCCTGCTTGGCGTCCACGCAAGACATCAGTCCTGCGGTCATGAAGGTGCCTCCCGTGCGACATAGCGCGATCCACTCAGGATCAATCGCTCGATGCGCTTGATGCCTGCAACGCCGTACTCGCGCAGCGCGTCGGCCCAATCCGTGCCTTCGATGCCTTGCGGCCATGCAACTCCCGCACCAATCAGTTCGGCCGCGTTCGTCGCCTTCTCAATGCCCGGGTTGAAGCCACGGCGAAGCTGGGTGCCGTGATCGTTGTCGGCGGCAAAAATGACATTGCCGGTCGGCTTGAACTCCTGCACCGCATGCACAAGGTTGCCGGCATCGAAGGCCACAATGACGCGCGCAGAGCGGACGCACTGGAACACTGCCAATCCGGTTGCCAGACCCTCGCAGATGACCGTGACGGCCGGGCGCTGGCGAGCCAGTTCGCAATGCCCGCCTTTAACTGGCGCACCAGGCCAGAACCGTTTGTCGCCTTCGGCACTGATGGTCTGCACACTGATGACACGCCCGCGCCACATCACAGGCACGACAAGCAATCCATCCCGCTCACGCAGGCCACTGGTTCCGTGCGAGGTCAGTCCCTTCGACTCAAGGTACGGGTGCACCCTTGTGCACTGGCGCGCTCCATGCCAGTAGTCACGCGCGCCACGTATCGCGCGGATACGAGCCTCACGTTCTTGCTTGCGCCTGCGCTCCAGCACGGCCGGATCGACATAGGCAGCGCGCGTGATCGTTGAGTCCGTCCATGAGTTCAGGTCGGAGTCAGTCGCCCAATTCCTCCAGTAGCCGCGGCCATCCGGGTGCAGGCAGTAGGCCCCATTGCGCTTCTTAGGCTTGTCGTCCGTGGCACAACGTCGCCACTGACCATCAGCCACGATGTCACGCGGGCGCAGGCCGGCGGCATGCAATGCATCAGCAAACGTCTGCATCGCCTCGCTCCGCCAGTTCGTAGTCCACCGCAAACACGGCGCGCTCTAGGCTTCCAAGCGACCACCAAGCACAAATCAGCTTCAACAGAATCGATAGGTTGCTCATGCCGCGGCCCGCCCTGACTCCCGACGCTTGGCAAACCCAATCTGCTGCGCGCGAATGCGGTTGCGGACCTCGGCGCTGATGTCGTCGGCCGGCTGGGTGTTCTCCCACTTCGCACGCGGCCAGTCGCCGGTCATGTCGCGGTAGATCGCCAGCGCCTGACGCCGCGCCGCGTCGCCCTCACGTCGTTCAAGGCAGTAGGCCATCACCTGCGGCCACAGGTTGCGTGTCAGTTCGCGGTGATGTCCACCCGCGATCAGTTCCTTCAGCGTGCCAGGCACATGCTGCACTGCGGCGCGCTTCGGATACTCATGCCCGCACACAGGGCAGAACGGCGCCGGCCGGTGCAGCGCGCGGCACGAAGGACACTTGACCGGCTCGACCTCCGCCTTCTCGGCCTTCTTCTTCTCCTTCGGCTTGCCATCGTCCAGGCCGTCGATGCCGTTGTCGAAGAAGTCTTCGCAGTCAGCGAAGAATCGGGCGCAGTTCCCGGAGTGGTCCAGCACGAGGCAATCGGTCTTGCCTTCAGCGATGCGAAGGCCGCGGCCAAACAGTTGAATGTGCTCGGCCAGCGACTTGCGCAGTGGCCGGGCCATGATGACGCACGACACGTCGGGCACGTCGAAGCCGCGCGATGCCGCAGTCACCGTGATGAGGCCGCGGATCAGGCTTCCAGGCTTGCGGAACTCGGCCGTCGTCTCTGCGCGGTCGTCTTCCTTGTCCTTGTAGGTGTAGGTGGCGACGTTGATGCCGGCCGACAGAAACTGACGTTGCAGTTCCTCGACATGCACGGTGTCCACTGCGGAGCAAATGAACTTCCGCCCGTCGCCGTGCTTCAGATACTCCTGTACCACGTCGCCCACCACCTCAAGCGCCTTCTTCGACGCCTGGGTGTCGTCCCATTCGCCCGTGGACTTCACGGCCACGCCGGTCATGTCAGGCTCGGCGCAGGAAAAGATGCGGTAGGGCGCCAGCCATCCGTCTTCAATCAGTTTGCGCGTGGTCGTCACGTTGACCACGGCGTCGAAATACTTGCCCAGGCCCTTCGTGAACGGCGTCGCAGTCAAGCCGATGACGATGCTGCCGCCATGCTCAATGCGCGCCTTGTGCGTGGCATGCAAAACGTGTGCCTCATCGAACACGTCCACATGCGATTCAGGCCAGCCGCGCCGACTCAACGTCTGCACGCTACAAAGCTGAATGCCCAGCGAAGGCCGATACAGCGGATGCGATGACTGCACAACGCCGTGGTCCAAGCCGTAGCGAAAGAACGTGTCGCTGGTCTGCTGGATCAGCGAAAGCCGGTCCACTACGAAGTTCGCGCGGTTGCCCTTCTCGCGCACCATTTCCATCAGCGCCGACGCCAGCACGGTCTTCCCGCTGCCGGTGGGGGCGTTGATGAGAACCCGGCGCTTGCCCTGGCGGATGAACTCGCGCGCCGCGTCAAACGCCGCCCGCTGGTAGTCGCGCAGGTCGATCAGCATGACGCGGCCTTCGATGCGCGCACAACAGCGCGAACGGCATCAACCACGCGGTCAAGGTCGGGTTGCCCAATGGCCTTGCCAATCTGGCCCAGCATGCGCTCGTAGCGGTCTGCCTTGCGCTGCAACCGGGCAGCGTCTTCCTGAAGCACCTCCTGCTGGCGGACGGCGTGATCCAGGCGGCGGGCCAGATTGGCGGCGGCTTTCTTGCCATCCGCCTGCATCAGCTTCTCCAGTTCCGCCACGCGCGCCTCGGCCCGCGCAAGTTCCTTCTGCATGTCGTCCAGAAGATCGGCGGCGCTGGGGCCGTCATCGTCCTCGGGTTCGGCAGCCGGCGCGGCTTGCTGCTTCTTCAGTTCGCGCTCGCCGGCCTTCTCCAGCCGGGCCGACACGCGGGCGCCTTCGCGCTGGTCGCGCTCGCGCTTGGCTGCCAGTTCCGCCTCGAACGCAGCTTCTGGCACTGCGGCCAGCTTCTGCGCGCGGCTGGACAGGTCTTTGCTGATGCCGGCGTCGGCCAGCCTTGGTGCGGTCGTGACTGCCGACCGCACCTCTGGTGGGGTGTGCTGGTTTACGCCAGCGCCAGCCGCACCTTTGCTCAGACCGCCCGAAGCCTTCTGATCGGCAAGCATCTGGCCCAGCCGGCGCTCGGCACGGATACGAATCTCAGCCGCATCGACCTCCAGGGTCTTGTCCTTCGCCATGCGGCCATACGCCTGCATGGCTGCCGCCTTGTCGGCCCACGCCTTCACCTCGTCCACTGCCTTGCAGTCGGCCAGGGCGCGGCATGCTGCCTCGTACTTGATAAGTTGAGTCGTCATGCAGGCATCGCCCAGCTAAAGTGTTCGCACCGCTGAAGCACGTCGCGCACGGGCTCCCACTTGCGGCTTGCGTAAGACATGCGGCCCTGACGGGCGGGAAGGCACGAACCATCCCGCGCGTACTCGCTGCACTCCAGACAGATGCGCCGGTCATCGCGCTGCCAGTCACGGTCGGCCAGCATGTCGGCCAACTTCTCGGCGTAGTGCGTCGGCAGTCCAAACCTCTGGAACCGCTGAATGCGCCATGCCATGCGGGCAATCTGGCGGTCGGTCAGCGCCGGCAGACGCATGGACGCATCAACAGCCTGTGACGGCTTCACGCCGACGCCGCCTCTGCCGGCCTGTGCATCGGACCGCCTTTGCGGAACCATTGCGGCCGGAGTTCTCGAATGCGAAACTGCTGCAACGGCGGCACCTCGGCCTTCCATTTGTAGACAGCTTGCGTGGAGAGTCCAAGCAGATCGGCGAGCGGTTTGACCCCGCCGGCCGCTTCGATCAAGTCTAGTTTGTCCATGAGCCCGATCATAAGCGATTGGCAACCATCGTTGTATCTTTACAATGTAACACCGCAACCGCCGTTGCATGTTGGCCTATGATTGCACCCATGCGCTGACCGAAGCGCCCCGACCGGGGCAGGCAGCGCGGGAGATTCGAGATGGCGAGCAAGAACATCGGAGCGGTCTATGTCAAGCATCCACACTATGCTGTCCGGGTCGGCGTAACCGTCAGCTACGACCCGGACCCGGAAGCGTTCGAGGGGGCCTACTTGTCCACCGCAACAGTGGTGATGACAACCGGCGCCGCGAGCGTCCAGTTCTACGCGCCTGCTGACGAGCTGCGCGAGTTGGCTGCTGTGCTCTTGAGAGCCGCTGATGCCGTTGACGCTGGCGTGAATGCTGCCAAACAAGTGACGCCCGCGGAGGCCGCATGAACGCCGTCCTCCAAACCCGGCACATCCAGGCCGCCGCCAAGATGACGATGGGCGGCATGGAGTCCGTCGTACAGGCCCTGCGCGCCACGAACGCCGAGCAGCGCGTCCGCATCGAGAAGTTGCAGGACATGCTGCACGAGACGCAGCGGCTAGCGGCGAACCTCGGCTCGCAAGTCCGCGAGCTCAAGGGCGAGAACGCCACCGCGCAGCCAGGCTGCCAGATCGTCAACGTGCCATTCGACGGCAGCTACCTCGTTGTCGAGGCGCAGATCGAGGCCGGCGATTGCGAGACGTTCGATCACACGGGCGATTCTGGCTCCATCGTGCCGATCCACATCTTCGTCAACGGCCGGTGGCTGGATGTCGATGATCTGCGCGCGGCGCTGGACCTGGACGGCCTGCGCGACCGGATCGCGGTGGTGTTGGCATGAGCCGCCCGACCCTGTTCGTCGTCACGATGCCAGGCCGCAGTCCAGTCGATCAGAGGCTGTCGCTTCGCGCCGTGCGCCTGTACCCGGACAGCCCGTACCTTCAGCGCGAATGGCTGCGCGCGGTGGCCGTGGTCAGAAGCACCTCGCGCGGATGGCATCTGGACCAACCGGTGGAGCGCCGGCAATGAAGCGCGACGGCACACACACGCTCGAATACGTGATGCTGGCCCTGTTCCTGGGCTGGGTCGCGGCAACCATCTTCGGAAGCTGACATGCACACCATCACACCACACCGCTTCGACGAGGACAGCGTTCTCGCCTACCGCGAGCACGAGGGCCAGATCGACGACGAGCACGACGCGGCGCGTGACTACGAGTCCGAGGCCGGGCGCTACGAAGCGTTGACCTTCGGAGAAAACGTCTTCGCCTGGTCCGCCATCGTCAGCGGCCTGGCGATGTTCGCCTTGGCCGTCTCGGTTCTGTTCGGACACAACCCCTTCTAGGGCGCCTTCCACTTCCATCCCAGCTTGCGTGACTCACAAGCCAAAGACGCCGCACCAGCGACCCGCGACGATGCCCTATCTCATGTTCTCGCGGCACGAATCCCACCTGGAAGGCCGAAAGTTGACAGGGTGGCTGATGGTGTGGAACGAGTCAACCGATCAACGATTTCCCGCCCTGTGGCCTCAAGTTTTAGGTGTTGGCCGGGCCGGATCACCCATTTGGAGGAAGACATGATCCGCCGATTTGTAAAAACCTTCCGCCTGTATCGCAGGCATCACCCGATCCGCTATGCACTTGCTCGGGCATGGCACATCGAAGTCCAAGGTAGTCCTTTCTGATGAAGGTCTATCAAGCAATCGGCGCGGTCAGCGCCGCCATGAGCCACAGCGGCATCGCCAAGGGCCGAAGCAATCAGCAGCAGGGCTACAAGTTCCGAGGCATTGACGACGTTTTGAATACGCTGTCGAGCGCGCTTGTCGAGGCCGGTCTTGTCATCCTGCCGCGCTGCACCGAGCGAACGGTTGTCGAGCGACAGACAGCCAAGGGTGGCGCGCTGTTCAATGTCACTTGCCGCGTCGAGTTCGATCTGGTCAGCACCGAAGACGGATCAACGCACACGGTCTGCACCTATGGCGAGGCGATGGACAGCGCCGACAAGGCCACGAACAAGGCGATGAGTGCGGCCTACAAGTATCTCGCGCTGCTGGTGTTCTGCATCCCGACCGAGGCCACGCCGGACAACGACGCCGACTTCTCGACGCACGATGTCGCAGCCAGCCAGTCCCGCGCGACGTGGCTTGAGACTCAGAAGGCCGCCATCTTCAAGGCCGCAACCGTGGGCGAACTGAAGTCGATCATGACCAGCGCCATCAATGTCGCGCTGAAGGAGAACGACGGCTCCGCAGTGGATCAACTCAACGCATGGGGCGAGGAAAAGCGCGCCCAAGCCAAGACGAAGGAGAACGCATGACCGCGCTTTATGTCCTCACGAACGAATTCCGAGACGCCGCCGCGAAGCTGGAAGACCTCGACCTTGACGAGCAGACCGTCGCCGACACGCTGGAAGGCATGGCCGGCGAACTGGAAGCCAAGGCCGTAAGCGTGGCCGCATTTGCGCGCAACCTCGAAGCCACGGCCGGCTCAATCAAGGCCGCAGAGGCGGACATGGCGGCCCGGCGCAAGGCGCTTGAGAAGCGCGCGGACAGTCTGCGCGCCTATCTGCTGCGCTGCATGGAAGCGGCCGGCATCAAGAAGATCGAAAGCCCGCACTTCGCGCTGACCGTCAAGGCCAAGCCGCCGAGCGTTGATGTTTTCGACGCCGCACAACTGCCGGCCGACTACATGCGCCAGCCGGAACCGCCGCCGCCAGCGCCCGACAAGGTGCTGATCGGCAAGGCGCTGAAGGATGGATTCGATGTCCCGGGCGCGCGGCTTGTCACGGGCAACAGGCTTGAAGTGAAGTGATGTTCCCCAAGGCCCCGCAGCATCGCAGCGAGGCATGGCGCAGAGCCGTCGCCGCGCTGCCCTGCGCGGTCTACATGCGCGCGAAGGCATCGCGGGGTTGCGTTGAGCGGATGGCCGCGTAACGCTAGGTTAAGCGGGTGACCACGGCGCCGCAACATTGCCCGGAGCGCGAAACGGCCAGCCGCCGTGGGCGCTCCGCTTGAACCGACAGTTAGGCATCAGTGGAGGCATGCCAATGGACTACGACGAAGAACTGCACAAAGCCTGGGTGACGAAGGCCATGCACCTGGCGATGGAGTACCGCGAAGCCGAGCCAGGCCGCGAAGTGCGCGATGCCATGCGGGCCATGAAGGCGCATTTTGAAGGGCGCCCGGCTTCGATGCCGATGCAGGACACGGTGGCCGACGACATGGACGAGGTGGCGAAGCAGCACGCGCACAAGCTGGCGATGAACTTGGAGTGCTTGGTGCTGGAGTGCCCGCCATCGGCGCGGTTCTTCGATGAGGCGAGCACCACGCTGGGCGAGTACCGCAGCGCGATGAACAAGATCCACGAGCGCGAGTGCCCGACGCACATGGGCGAGCCGCTGCTGAAAGGCGAGCGGTCGCGGGGTCGTGATGCCTAACGCAGAGCTAACCGGGCACTGCCCGAAAGGAACAGAGAGTGACCACTGAAACCCCGCCGGCAGTGCTCCGGTTGAGCGCCGAGTTAGGCGCAGGAACGGACCTCTACCGACGCGCGTTGGCATTCAACGACGACGACGCCGAGCGCAAAGCGCTGATGGCCCAAGTGTGGCGCGATACGCCGTGGATGGTTGATGCCTACACCGGCTCGCACGACGACAACCGCAGGCTTGACCTGATGCAGTGGTGCCGCGAGCAATTCGGCCCCGAGGCGTGGCCCATTCACGGGCGCCCAGGGCAATGGCACTCAGGCGGCGCCACAGTGCACGGCTGGACGTGGATGGGCTTTGCAACCGAGGAACAGATGCGTCGATTCGTGGATCGCTGGCCGGCGCCTAACGTGGGAGCTAACCGGACCGCCGAAGGCGGTCCGGTTGAGCGACCAGTTGTGCAGCTGTAGCCGAAGCGTGATGTTTGTTTGCGCAGTTACAAAATAGTTTGCGCTACCCCTTGACGATGTTTGATTGCGCATATACAGTACACACATCGACAACGCAACGGAGCACAGCATGAATCAAGTTCTCACCACCGCCGAACTGCAATCCAAGGGCATCACCAAGCAGCAAGTCCGGTCGATGCTCAAGAAGAGCGAAACCCGCGTGAACTTCTACGTCAAGCAGTACGTGCGCAATGGCAACAGGTGCAGCGCCACGATTCAAGCTGCATGGGATGCGGAGTGCGCCCGCTGGGACCACCTGAAGGCAACGCTGGCGGGGATGCAATGAGCGAAGGCCAGCGAGGCGGCCCCGGAAGGGGCCAGGGCCGTAAGCCCAAGAGCGCAAGCGGCGAACTGATGAAATCGCGGGCCATGCGGTGGACAGATGCCGGCTGGGCCGACGTGCTGCTGATCGGCATGGATCGCGTGCGCGAGCTGGTGACGAAAGATGCCGCGAAGCTGCGCAAGCAACAAGGCAGCGAGTAACCGCATGCTGCATAACGTGCGAGTTCAGCCGGCGATGCCGGCCACGCAGGAGCAACGATGACCACTGATTCACACGATGACCAGGGACGCAGCCAGCCGGCAGCGCTCGGCTGCAACGAGGGGTTAGGCCTGGTGGGTGACTCCACCGTGCTTGACTGCTGGCGCGCGAACTACGGCCTGGACAAGACGCCGCATGAACTGCACTCCTTTTGGCAGCACTGCACGCCACCAGGAGCCGTGCTTGCGCTGAAGGCCGCAGTCTCTGAGATTGAGCGACTGCGCGAGGAGCTGCGCAGAGCCGGCGAGCGGGCCGAGTTTCTGCTGGCGGCGACGCGCGACGCGCAGGACCACGCGCTGGCCTACGGCGTCAAGGTCAACACCTACGCCGAAGCGCTGCGGCGCGTGAAGTGCGAGGCGATAAGCCTGGCCGATGCGCAGGTGTTGGCGCTGGAGGCTCTGGGGCCTAACGTTCGAGCTAACCGGGAGACGCCATGACGACGCAACGAGACACCACCCAAGCTGCCGGCGGCTCTCCGGTTGAGCGAGGGGTTGGGCGGCTGGTGAACGAAGGCACGGACGCCGACGGGCCGCGTGGCACCTACGGCTGCGCTTGCCTGGACCGCGACTCGGTGCAGTGCGCCGCGATCCGCTACGGCATGGACCACTACGGCGAGGCGTGCACATGCCTTTGCCACCAATGGAGCGACGACGATGAAGACTGCTGGTATGACTGAACGTGAGAAGGCCGCAATGGACGCGGGCGTGCAATTCGGCATGAACATGCTGCGGCTGGTGCCGGCTGATGACCCGCTGGCGCGCGAGGCGCACATCACGGGCGTGCTGGTGGCGTTCATGGGCGCACTTTGGGGCACCCTCGGCACGGAGTACGCGCGTGGTTTCATCGAGGCCCAACTGCGCGGCATGAAGCCCGACGTGCCGTGCGAGCGCTTCACGGCGCCGCGTGTGCAGTAAGACGCCCAACGGTGCCGGTAAGCGGCAGACGCGCTAGCGGCTGTCCGCTTGAGTGGCGGGGTTAGGCGTCTTGGTGAACGGAGGAAGAAATGTTGAGTTGCAGTTGCGATAACGATGACGCGGAATGGTTCTATGACGGCACCAAGGAAGTCGCGCCACTTGCGACGAAGCGCATGCGGCGCTGCTGTTCATGCAAGGAACGCATTTCGGTAGGCGACGACTGCAAACCGTTTCCGCGCTGGCGGAACGTCAGCGACTACAGCGACCCGGAAGTGCTGGTGCGTATCTACGGCGAGGGCGGCGAGTTCGCGCTGCCGACGTGGTATCTGTGCGACCGCTGCGCCGGGCTGTATGAAAGCCTGGACGGCCTTGGATTCTGCGGCATGTTGGGCGACAACCTCGTGCAGACGTGCCGCGAGTACGGACAGATGCAGCGCGACGCAGGAGTATTCCGCGGGCAGATGGTGGTGCTGACGCCTAACGTTCGAGCTAAGCGGGCAGGCACGGCGCCCGCGATGCCCGAGTAACACACAACTGCCGGCCGCCGTGGCTGCTCCGCTTGAGCGAGTAGTTAGGCCACAACGCCACAGGAGCATGAATGATGACTGACCGAGAGATACTGATTTGGATTCACCAGCGGATGGTGAAAGTGCACGGCGAAAGCCCATTCCTGGACTACATGCACAAACTGCGCGACGTGATCCACGGCATGCCGAAGGACCGCAAGAGCAGCAGCAACATCACGAACATGAACAGCACCGACGTGCTGCAGGAGATCGAGCTTTCTGACCCGCCGCCAGTGCGCGACAAGGAAGCGCGCCAGCAATGGCTGCGCAGTTACACCTGGGTGCAGGAAGGCGGAGCAATCGACTACACCAGGCCGAGGATGCGCCCTGATGGCTTGCCAGTGCACCCGGCTGAACTTGTGGCCTAACTTGTTTTAGGCATCAACTTTTGGAGAAGCTATGAAGCTGGAAATTGAGATTACCGAGGACGAGATTCGCAGCGCCGTGGAACGCAAGATTCGCGTTGCCGTGGCCGACCAGTCGAACCAGTGGGGGGCGGATGAGTACATCAAGAAGCAAGTCAAGGCGCAGTGGCAAACCGCCGTGGACGCCATGATTCTGGACGCGCTGAACAACAGCCAAGCCCTGCGCGAGAAGATTGCGGCCGAACTGGAACGCAAGCTGCGAGCGCAACTGACGGCGGCCATGAAGGCTGTTGGTTGATGCCTAACGCTAGGTTAACCGGCTTGCCGTAGGCAAGTCCGGTTAAACCGTCAGTTAGGCTTCAACGCACGAAAGCAAAGATAATGGACACACGCGGCGATTGCATAAGGGTAGTGCATCCTCTTTTCCAAGAGGAAGGAAGCGGTTCGATTCCGACTTCGCCGCTCCAACTCGAGTTCGGGCGTTGCCCGATGCCGGTGGCCTTGGCCCTAAACCGGGAATGGCACTCACGGGTTCCCGAGCTACGCAACCAGACCGGCAAGAATGTTGCGTTCGGCGCCATCTTTGGTGGCCGGTACTTTGCGGTTGCCATTTGGGGCGAGCCCATTGCGCGCATGCTGAACGGCAAAGGCATGCTCGAACTGCGCCGTATGGCGATTGCGCCCGACGCGCCAAAGAACACAGGAAGCCGCATGCTGCGCGTGATGCGCCTGCTACTGCGCAAAGAAGGGCTAGGCGTGCAACGGCTGATTTCATACCAAGACACGGGCGTTCATGCTGGCACGATCTACAAGTCGGCAGGGTGGACTGTGTGCAACACATCGAAGCCGAGCGCCAAAGGCTGGAACACGCGGAGCCGCGCGGAAATGCAGACTTGGGGCGAAAAGGTACGGTGGGAAATTGAAGCCTAACGCTAGGTTGAGCGGACCGCAACGGCTCGCGCAGGAGGTGGAGCATGGGACAGAGTAGCCGGGCCGTTGAGGGTCCGCTCGAACCGTCAGTTGGGCGGCTGGTGGACGAAGCCACGGACGCCGAAGGGCCGCGCGGCACCTACGGCTGCGCCTGCCTGGACAGCGACTCGGTGCAGTGCGCGGCGATCCGCTACGGCATGGACCACTACGGCGAGGCGTGCACATGCCTCTGCCACCAATGGAGCGATGACGATGACGAGTATCAGTGACAAGCAGCGCGACATCCTGCGCCACGCGCTTGGCGTTGGGCGTGGCCGCACGGCTGGCTGGCGCAACCACTTCTGCACCGGCCCCGGCAGCGACGACTACTCCGACTGTGAGGCGCTGGTGGCCGCAGGGCTGATGACGAAGCGCAGCGGCGGCCCGCTGTCCGGCGGCGACCCGGTGTACCGCGTCACGGACGCAGGGCAAGACCTGTTGGTGGGCCGCAAGACGCCCAACGTAGAGCTAAGCGGGCACCAACGGCCCGCACAGGAGTAAGACATGAGCGAAGAAATTAACCAGGCCGTTGGTGCTCCGCTTGAGCGCCAGGTTAGGCTGTGCCTTACGGTGTATGGCGACGGCGTGAACGATGACGCAGACGCATTGCAGGCGTACCTTGATGGCAAAGCTGACCTGATACATGCCGATGGCACGCCCTATGCCTGGCCCGGCGCTCCAGGGCGGACGTACCACATAAGCCACATGCTGTACGTGGGGCGCACCACTGAGCCGCGTGTAAGGCGCCCGCTAGGCCCTAAAGCGGTGATTAGCGCGGCCTAACGTAGAAGTAACCGGCAAGCCCCCGTGCGGTGCTGCCGGAGCGAGATAGCCTGCCGGGGCTTGTCCGGTTGACTGCCATGTTAGAGCGCATGGCTCCGAAGCTAGGTGAACTGTGATTACCGCCGACAGACTGCATGAAATTGAGACAATCCCACGCGAAGCCTACATTGCAAAGGCCGAAGCGAAGGAACTGGCCGACGCCTACCGATGCCAACAGGCCGGCATGAACGTGACCAAGGACGCCGATGGGGCGGTGTGGCTGCACATTGCCGCGCCGAGCGGGAAGAAAGCCAGCATCTGTCTTGATGCGCTGGCCGTGCAGCGCGGCGGAATCGTCGGCGCCACGCTGCTGGAATGGACGGATGCGCTCTAACGCAAAAGCTCACCGGCTGCCATAGGCAGTCCGGTGCAGCGACGGGTTAGCCGGCACCCACGAAAACCGGCACAACCTTGGAGCGCAATATGCGTGCAATGAGTGAAGCGATTGAAGGCGCCCGGGACTTCCGGGGAATGATGGACAAGATCGAGGCCGGCGCGGCGCAGCAGGCGAACGCACTGCGGCTGCACCAGGCGGCCACGCAGGGCGGCACGCCCGATGAGCGCCGCTACAGCGCAATGCCCGACCGCCAGCCGGGCGAGAACCGCGCCGCACACCGCGCCCGCCTGAAGGCCGAACGCCGCGCCCGCAAGGTGCCCGCGTGAGTGCCAGCGCCCGACTGAGCGTGCGGCTGCAGGCCATTGCCCAGGCCCTGGAAGACACGCTGAACGAGGCGGCCGGCGAGCCCTGCGCGTTTGTGCTTGTGCTGCAGGCCGATGGCGTGGCGCAGTACGTGAGCAATGCCGACCGCAAGGACGGGCGCGAGTTGATCGAAAGCCTGCTGGCGCGGTGGAAGGCCGGGCGCGCGGACATCCCCGCGCACTACAACCCGGACCTTCGCCCGCCACAGGCCGGCTAACGTTGGAGTTGACTTGCAGGCCCGGTACTCCGGGGCTGTCAAGTCGAACGACTAGTTAGACGGCTGTTTCCGAAGCGAGAAGATGATTCACTACCACGGACTACCGATAACCCCCGCGACCGCAGCTGCGAAAGCAGTAGATGCGGGGCACGCCTTCGTGAGCTACGGGCACCCCGACCAACTGTGCGTTGCGGTCGAGGTGTGCCAGAGCTTCGCTGTGGACAACGGGGCTTTCTCCGCATGGAAGAAGGGCGAGCCGGTGCAGAACTGGCGCGGCTATTACGAGTGGGCCGCCGCGTGCAAGCTCGTGCCCGCCTGCGACTTCGCGGTCGTGCCGGATGTGATCGACGGCGGCGAGGCCGACAACGACGCATTGCTGGCCGAATGGCCGCTGCCCAGGTGGTTCGGCGCTCCGGTGTGGCACATGCACGAAAGCCTCGAACGGTTGGAGCGCCTGGCGACCGCATGGCCGCGCGTGTGCATTGGCAGTTCGGGTGAGTTCGCCACCATCGGCACGGCTGCATGGTGGGGCCAGATCGCGCGGGCCATGCGCGTGGTGTGCAACGACGACGGCCAACCGCTGGTCAAACTCCACGGCCTGCGCATGCTCAATCCCGAAGTGTTCACGCGCCTACCGTTCAGCAGCGCCGACAGCACCAACATCGGCCGGAACATCGGCATTGACCAATCATGGCGCGGCAACTACATGCCGCCCAACAAGGACATGCGGGCGGCAGTGATGCGCTCCCGCATTGAGGCGCACAACGCGCCCGCACGATGGGGCTTCACTGTCCCCGAATACCAACCCGCAGACCAAGGAAGCCTGATATGAGCCTTCGAATTGCCCAAGAATTCCACGTCGAGCGCACCGCTCAAGAAGCCAAGTGGGGCGACGCCAACGATGACAAGTGGAGCCCCGGCGAGTGGGCCGCACTTGTCAGCCACTACGCGACGCGCCAGACGGTCGGCGACTTGCACTCCATCGACTTGGACAAGTTTCGCGCCGACATGGTGAAGGTGGGCGCGCTGGCAATGGCCGCCATTTCAGCAATCGAACGGAAGGTGCCGTGATGCTGGCCGCCGCCATCCTGATCTACGCCGCCGCCATGACGGTGGCGAATCTGAGCGTCGCCGCCTTCGGGCCGGCAATCTCACCCATCAATGCCTTCGCGCTGATTGGCCTAGATCTCGCGCTGCGCGACTGGCTGCACGTCCGGCTGCGCGCGTGGCAGATGGGCGCGCTGATCGCCTGCACGGGCCTACTGACCTTCGCGCTGAACCCTGCGGCCGGAATGATCGCGGTTGCCAGCGCCTGCGCGTTCAGTGCTGCTGCGCTGGTGGACTGGGCGACCTTTGCACGCCTGCGCGGTTCGTGGCTGTTCCGGGCGAACGGATCGAACGTGGCCGGCGCGCTGGTGGATTCGATCATCTTCCCGACGCTGGCATTCGGTGCGCTGATGCCCGGCATCGTGGCTTTGCAGTTCGTAGCGAAGGTGGCCGGTGGTGCCCTGTGGGCAGCGCTCTTGGCACGAAAGGCGCAGCGAGGGGCGGAAGCCTTCTAACTAGTCGATACCGCAACCATGAAAAGTCGCAGCCGTCACCATCGCAGCAAATGGGCGCACTGCAACACGCCGGGGGCTCTGCGCAGGCGGCGCGCAGCAACCGACGCGAAGCGCGAGGCAATCTGCGCCACGCTCCCGCCAGCCTATGCCGGCCCGGAACCACTGTCGCGCTGGCAGTCTGTGGTCGTGCTGGACGCGCACGGCCAGGTCATGCACCGCGTTGACCTGTTCGTGCCCGCTGACAGCTCCGGCGCCAGATGCGACCAGCACGCGGCGATGATCGACGGCGACCGTGCGCTGATGACAGCAACGCAGATCGGCGCGAAGGTGCGCGGCTGGATCGCCAAGCGGCCGAGCACGGCGCTGATCGCGGACATCCGGCGCGATGAGTGGCACGCCGCTTGCAACGCCGCGCCACCCTGATAGACTCCGCGACGACCGTCAGGATCAACCTACCCCAGTACTCGCCGATGCGCTGCCTCCGACTGCGCCACCTGCCGACTGATAGAGTCCAGCACCCACTGGGCTGCGGCCGGAGCTGCTGACCCAAGCGGGCGAACCCCAGAGCCGGCGCAGGCCGGGCAGAACCTAGCCGTCAGCCGTGCATCGCGGGCGGCGAACTTAACTCCGACGCAGGTCAAGCAGGTCGGATCGAGCCACCAGGCTAGCGCCTCTGACGCGACGGCCTCGGAGTCCGCCCCGTCCCGGCGCACCTGCCGCCGCCGCACTGCCAGCCGAAGCCGCTCGGCCAGCGCCTCTGCGGCGACCCGCTGCGCCAGGGCGGTCGGCCCCGCGCGCAGCCGCTGAAGCAGCATGCCAAGATCGTGCCGCTGCGCCGCCATCCCCGCCGCCCCGAGCACATCCAGCGCCGCCAGCGACGACCGCGAGCGCGGCGTCAGGTCGGAGGTGGACACAGCCGAGGCATAGCGGTCCCTGCACGATCTGCGATCCATGACCGCGATGCTGGCGCCGGGAGAGGACTGTCGAAGTGGGTGAAGCGCGCCCACATTGGCCGGAAAATTGGTGTATTAGTCTTCGTGCAGGCATAGCGCCCGGGTGAGCCGGGCAGAAGAACATCGCCGCCCCACAAGCTGGGGCTGCCGCATGCCTGAACTCCACCGAACACCCCCCGAGTCTCCTCCTGATCGCGTTGCGCGATCTTGCCCCCTCGCCCACAAGGCCCGGGGGCTTTTTCATGCCCGAACGGTCAAGCACTTGACCGCCTCACCGGAGGCCGATCGATGAAGCACCGCCGGCCCCCGCTCCCTGAGTGCCCCGAAGGGACGAACCCGTTCGCCTGGATCTTCCGCACCGCGCCGAAGGTCCGCCAAGCCCGCCGATACATCGCCGAGCGCGAGCGAGAGGAACTGCACCATGACCGCAAAGAAGACCTCAAGCCGGTCGGCAGCCGGTAAGGCGCTGCCTCCCAAGCGCAAGCGAGTGGACTGGGAAGCCGTCGAGCGCGACTACCGCACCGCAAAGTTCACCCTGCGCGAGCTGGCCCACAAGCACGACATCACGCACACGACGATCAGCCGCCGCGCCGAGCGCCAGGGCTGGACGAAGGATCTAAGCGACGCCATCCGCCAGGCGACGAACGCCAAGCTCATCGAGGCGTCGGTGCAACAGCAGTGCAACGGTGCGCACCAAAGCGCAACGGAGGCCGTTCTTGGTGCGGCCGAACTGAACAAGCAGGTCATCCTGGCGCACCGTGGCCGCATCGCCCGCGCCGTGGATGTGTCGATGCGGATGCTCGACGAGCTGGACGCCACGACGACCAAGGCCGACGAGATCGAGCGATTGTTCGAGGTGCTGACCGACGATCTGGACGAGCGAGGCAAGGCCCAGGCGCAGCAGAACCTGCGCGAGTTCATGCGCCTGCACAGCCGGGTCGGATCGGCCCAGAAGCTCATGGACGCGCTGGGCAAGGCGCAGACCCTGGAGCGCCAGGCGTTTGCGATCGACGACCCGAACAAGCCGCCCGAGAAGCCGGCGCAGGTGGACTTCGAGGCGATCCCCGAGGCCGAGCGCATGGCCGCGTACATGAGGCTGGTGCGTGGGGCCTAGCTGGACCATCGACTGGCGCCACCCGGACTATGCGGCAGTCTGGGCGCATCGAGGCACGGCCCTGCAGCGTCTCGCAGACGCCAGCGACGAGGACTTCGCCGCGACGATGGCGTACTACAGCACCCGGCCGGCAGAGTGGATCACCGACTGGGGAATCACGTTCGACCCTCGCAACGTCGAGCGCGGCCTGCCGGCGACGGCGCCGTTCATCCTGTTCCCCAAGCAGGTCGAGGCCGTCGAGTGGATGGTGGCGCGCTGGCGGTCCCGCGAGGACGGCCTGGTCGAGAAGTCGCGCGACATGGGAGTGAGTTGGATCTGCGTGGCGGTGGCCGTGTGGATGTGGATCTTCAATCCCGGCGTCGTCGTCGGCTTCGGCAGCCGCAAAGAGGATTACGTCGACCGGATCGGCGACCCGTCGAGCCTGTTCTGGAAGATCCGCAGCTTCATCAGCATGTTGCCGCCGCGCATGCGACCGGCCGGCTACGACGAGAAGAAGCACGCGCCGTTCATGCGAGTACTGAACCCGGCCAACGGCTCGTCGATCATCGGCGAGGCCGGCAGCAACATCGGCCGCGGCGCCCGGACCTCGGTGTACTTCAAGGACGAATCCGCGTTCTACGAGCAGCCTGAGCAGATCGACGCGGCCCTGAGCCAGACATCGAACTGCAAGCTCGACGTGAGCACGCCGAACGGCGAGGGCAACCCGTTCTGGAAGAAGCGCCACGGCGGCAAGATGCCGGTGTTCGTGTTCGACTGGCGTGACGACCCGCGCAAGGGCGAGGACTGGTACGCCAAGCAGCGCGACACCCTGGATCCGGTGGTGCTGGCGCAGGAAGTCGACCGCGACTACAGCGCGTCGATAGGCAACAGCTTCATCGGCGGGCAGATCGTCACCGACGCTATGAGCCGCGGCCCGGCGGACGTGCCGGCGATGGGCGCCCTGCGCGTGGGCCTGGACGTGGCCCGCTTCGGCGACGACAAGTGCGTGCTGACCTTCCGCCGCGGCAAGGTGCTGGTGCGGCAAGTCGCATGGGGCAAGACCGACCTGATGAGCACGGCCGGGCGGGTCAAGCAGGAGGTCAACGCCTTCCGCGAGGCCCGCGGCACCCACCTCGAACAGATCGCTGTGGACACGATCGGCGTCGGCGCCGGGGTGGCCGACGCCCTGCGCGCGTGGTTCGGCAAGGACGTGGTGGTCGACGTGAACGCCTCGCTGCGCATGGACGACGGCAGCCACTACAACATGCGCGCCTTCATGTGGGCGCAGATGCGCGACTGGTTGGCCACGGCGTCTATCACCAACGACCCGGAGCTGCGCACCGATCTGACCGGGCTGCGCTACGGCTACCGCGGCGGCCTTCTGCTGTTGGAGTCCAAGGACGACGCCAAGAAGCGCGGCCTCAAGAGCCCTGACCGCGGCGACTCGCTCGCGCTCACCTTCGCCATCCCCGGCGGCGCCAAACCCAAGACGCAGATCCCCGCCTCGCGCGTGGCGGTCTACGCGCAAGACGACGAAATGGGCATGTGATGGACGAACCCCTGGACCAGACCGGCGAGATGCCCGAGGGCGAGATGCCCGACGAGCAGGCGATGGAAGACGAGGCCGCCGAGCAGCGCCGCCGCGTCGAGTCGCTGCTGTCGCGCCGCCTGGCCGACGCAGTGGACGCGCGCCAGCAGTCCGGCATCGAGTTGATCTGGCAGGAGGACGAGGACCAGTACAACGGCGTGGACGAATTGAACGCGCCGGGCAACCTGTCGCCCAGCCAACTGGCGCGCAAGACCGAAGGCCCGGCCCGCGGCCAGAACAGCAAGCGCAGCCGGGTCTACCTGAACATCACCAAGCCCAAGACCGACGTGGCGGTTTCGCGCGTGCAGGAGATGCTGCTGCCGCACGATGAAAAGCCCTGGGAACTGGGGCCGACGCCGATCCCCGAGCTGGCCAAGGCCGCCGCCGGCCAGGAGCAGCGCGAGGTGCAACTGCCTGACGGCACGACCGCGCCGGCCAAGGATGTCGCCAAGGCGCTCATGTTCAAGGCCGAGCAGGCGGCCGAGGCGATGAGCGATCAGGTCGAGGACTGGTTCGTCGAGGGCAAGACCTACGCCGAGATGCGCCGCGTGATCCGCGACGCCGGGCGCATCGGCACCGGCATCCTGAAGGGGCCGATCCCCTGCAACCGCACCGACAAGAACTGGTCCGTGCAGGCCGGGGTGGCGGTGCTGGCCGAGCAGATGCGCCTGGCGCCGCACTCTGTCGCCAAAAGCGCGTGGGACGTGTTCCCCGACCCGTCCTGCGGCGAGAACCCGCACGACGGCGCCTACATCTTCGACCGCGACTACCTGACCGGGCGCCGCCTGCGCGAGCTGGCCAAGCTGCCCGAGTACGACCAAGAGGCGATCGCCGACATCCTGCGCGAAGGCCCGCGCAAGCGCACCCGATTCGACGACCGCGAATCGCGCGAGCAGGACGGCCAGATCCCGACCTTCGAGAGCGACACGTTCGAGGTCTTCTACTACTACGGCGACCTGCCGCCCGAGGAACTGCTGGCCGGTGGCTGGAAGATCGCCGGCTTCAACGACGGCGAGACGCCCGAGGAACTGACCGAGCAGGTCGAGCAGGCGCTGCAACTGTCGACGGTGGCGATCGTGGCCACGATGGTCAACGAGCGCGTCGTGCGCGTGAGCCTGAACCCGCTTGAGACGGGCGAGTTCCCGTTCGACTTCTTCCAGTGGGAGCCGGTGGACGGCCAGCCCTGGGGCCGGGGCATCCCGCGCAAGATGGCCACGGCGCAGAAGATGCTCAACGCCAGCACCCGGGCGATGCTGGAGAACGCCGGCATGAGCGCCGGCCCGCAGGTGGTCATCGACCGCGAGCGCATCGTGCCGGCCAACGGGATCTACGAGATCACCGGCCGCAAGCTGTGGTACTGGACGCCTGGCGATGAGGTCAAGGACGTGCGCTTCGCGTTCGCGTCCGTGATGATCGACTCGGCACAGCAGCAACTGCAGTCGATCATCGAGTTCAGCCTGCGCATGGCCGACGAGTTGAGCAACATGCCGCTGCTGTTGCAGGGCATCGTCGGCAGCCAGGCGCCCGAGACGCTGGGCGGGCAGGCGATGGCCGAGGCCAACGCGACGAGCCCGCTGAAGGCGATCGCCAAGCAGTTCGACGACTGCATCGTCGTGCCGCACCTGACCCGCTACTACGCCTGGGGCATGCAAGACCCGAACGTGGCGGAAGAAGCCAAGGGCGACATGCAGTGCCGGGCGCGCGGAGCCTCGACGCTGATCTACCGTGACGCAGCGGCGCAGTTCCTGCCTCAACTGGCACCGATGGTGGCGCAGCCGCAGTTCCGCATCAACCCGGAAAAGTGGATGGCCGAGGTGCTGCGAGGCAACAAGGTCAACCCGACCACGATCCAGTACAGCGACGAGGAAGCCGAGGCGATCGCCAAGCAGCAGGCCGAGCAAGGCCCGCCGGCCGACCCGCGCATCGAGGCGGCCAAGATCAACGCCGAGGCGAAGGCGGCCGACCGCGAGGCCACGGTGCAGCTCAAGCAGCAGGCGCTGCAGCAGAACGCCCAAGAGTCTGCGCTGGACAGGGAATCAGACCTGCTCATCAAGTCGATGGAGCGGGAGATTCAAGTCCTCGAGTTCGCCGGCCAGCGCGAGATCACGATGGACCAGATCCGCGCGATGCTGGCCACGAAGTCGATGGACATCCGCAACAAGCGCGAGATGTTCGCCGCCGAGCGCGAGTTTGCCGTCACGGACGGCGGGGGCCGCGGCCTGTGACCCTCGAAGTCAATCACCTGACGCGCGAGGACTTGCGCTCGCGCACCTGGGAACACCTGATCGCAGAGATGGCCGACCGCATGGCCGCGCTGCGCATCGAGAACGACTCGTTCAGCGACCACGACACCACGACCAAGCGCCGTGGCCGGATCGCTGAACTGAAGGAATGGCTGGCACTTGCAGAGCAAGCCCAGCGCAGCGACGACAGCGGACCTTACGGCCCCCTGGCGTCATTCCGGCCCTGACATAAGGGCGCCTTGATCCACCCATGAGCCCATGAGCACCACAGAGCAAGACGAAGACCTGGCCTTCGAGGCCGGTTTCAACGCCGTCAACGCGGACCCCGCGGATCGCCCCGAGCCCAAGCAGGCCAAGGACGAGTCGCCGGACCACGCCGCAGACCCAACCGCGGACGCCAAGAAGTCCGCCGTTGCCGAGCCGGAAGCGAAGCCCGAGCCCGTGGTCGACCCATTCGCCTCGCTCCCTCCGCAGGTCCGTGACCTGCTGGCGGCCATCCCTGGCATGCGCGCCGAGCTGGAAACAGTCCGTCGCGTGGCCAACATGGTGCCGGCACTGCAGTCGCGCATCGACAAGATGAACCAGCCAGCGCCGGCCACCGACAAGGTGCCCGCCAAGAGCCGGTTTGCCAAGATCGACGCGATCCGCAACGACCTGCCGGAGATCGCTGAAGCACTCGACGAGATCGTCAACGCCCAGCACCAGGCGCATCCCGAGCCGCAAGGCCAGCAGCGCCAGCCTGAAGCCGCACCGGCCGAGGCCGCCAACCCGCAAGAGGAAGCGCTGTCGAGCGTCCGCCCGTCCTGGGCCGATGACCTGACCAGTTCCGACTTCCAACTGTGGCTTGCGCAGCAGCCGCGCGAGTACCAGGCGCAGGTGCAGAGCACCAGCAAGGCCGGAGACATCCTGACCGCGCTGGGAAAGTTCGACGCCTTCCGGGCGCAAACACAATCCACCCGGCAACTGACCCAGACCCGGACCACCCGCATGGCCGCCGCCGTCGCCCCGCAAGGGGATGGCCGCCGGCAGCCCGCGAGGACGGCCCCCGAGGACGACGAGGAAGCCGCATTTGCAGCCGCGTTCAAGAAAGCCCGCGGTCGCTGAAGGAACCCTGAATGACCACTCAAGCCATGTCCACCCAAAGCGCGCGCATCGGCGCGCTCAAGGGTGAAATCCTCGCCCACGTCATGCCCGTCGAGGTGTTCGGGAAGTTCGGCCAGAAAAAGCCGATGCCCAAGAACTCGTCGGAAACGGTGATCTTCCGTCGCTGGCTGCCCAAGGGCGCCACGACCTCCACCCCGAACACCTGGACGGTGACGCCCAGCGCGCACCAACTGAGCGAAGGCGAAACCCCGATCGCCGACAGCATCAGCGCGCAGGACATCACGGCCACGCTCGTCGAGTACGGGTTCATCTACCGCTGGACCAACCGGGTCGAAGACCTGTACGAAGACGACGTGCCGGCCGAGATCAAGCGGCTGACCGGCGAGCGCATGGGCCTGCTGCTCGAAATGGTCAGATGGGGCCAGCTCAAGGCGTGCACAAACGTCTTTTACCCTGGCGGCGTCACCACGCGCGCCACGGTGGCGTCGATCCTTACCGCGGCCGTCCTGCGCCGGGTGTCGCGCTCGCTGCAGAGCAACATCGCCTCCAAGATCACCGGCATCCTGTCGGCTTCGGTCAACGTCGGCACCCAGCCGATCGAGGCGGCCTACGTCGTGATCTGCCACTCCGACATGGAGAAGGACATCCGTGCCGAACTGTCGGGCTTCGTCCACGTCAGCGAGTACGGCCAGCGCCAGGTGATCCACGAGAACGAGCTGGGCTCCTGGGAGAACTTCCGCTTCATCACCAGCCCGCACCTCGCCCCGACCCTCTCGGCCGGCGCGAACGTGGGCGCGACGATCCTGTCGGGTGGCGTGGCGGGCTCGACCAGCGCGGCGGACATCTACACGCTGATCGTGCTCTCGCAAGAGGCGTTCGGCGACGTGGCGCTGCGTGGCAAGTCGGCGATGAACATCAGTTCGTTCCCGGCCAGCGCCAAGACCAAGGACGACCCGCTGGGCCAGCGCGGGCTGATCGGTGCGCAGACGTACTTCACCTGTGTCCGGCTCAACGAGCTGCACATGGCTGTCGTCGAGTGCGCCTGCTCGTACCTGTGATCTGACGCCTGACCCACTTTGGCGGGGCTGAGTCCCCGCCATCATCAACCCCACAAGGATTCATCTCCATGACCATCACGAAACGCGACAACACCTGCCTGCAAGCGGCGGGGTTGGCATCCGGCACGACTGCCGCCAAGGTCAAGACCGTGAACGCCATCGGCTACACGATCAACGGGCGCACATACGCCAAGGCCGCCACCGACGACCTGTTCACCCTGTCCGGCGCTGTCATGGCGGCCGGCGAGGTGCAGGTGATCTGGCTGTACCTGAACGCCTCCGGCACCGCTTCGGTGGCAGCCTCGGCCGTCAAGAAGGCCAGCACCACGACCAGCACGACCGAGCGCTACGTCGCGGGCGCCTTCGACTGGCCGGACCCGGTGGACAAGTGCGTCGTCGGCGCCGTGGTCATCACGGCCACGGGCGCCTTCACGCCGGGCACGACCTCGACCGCCTCCATGTGCGTGTTCGTCAACGCCGGCCCGGACTACGGCGCCCCGATCACCTACTGATCGGCGAACAAGTCCCGCCCGGGGTCGATCGACCCCGGGCCTTTTCACGGAGATAAACCTGATGGCCAAAGAGCAATCGAGCACGGACTACATGCCGCAAGGCGAGAACGATGGCGTGATGGACTGGAAGACCCTGCGCATCGGCATGCCGGCGCTGGAGATCGACCGCGACACGCGCACGACCGCCGAGATCGAGAAGTTCATGCAGGACGAGCTGGTCATCGTGATCCACAAGTCCACCGACAAGAACGCCGTGCCGCGCGTGCCGGTGGGCGTCAACGGCGAGGTGGCCTGGCTGCCGCGCGACGTGAAGATCCGCATCCCGCGCAAGTTCGTGGAGCGCCTGGCGCGCTCGCAGGAAGCGACCTTCCGCACCGACGACAACCCTGACCCGCGCATGGACGAGGGCAAGATCATCCGGCGCACCAACGGGCAGGTGTTCCCGTTCCAAGTGCTGCACGACCCGAGCCCGCGCGGCGCGGCGTGGCTGCAGCGGGTGACGCGCGAGGGCTGACACGGTGCAGTACATCGATCTCGTCAACCGCGCGAAGTCAGAGGCAGGCCGCTCCGGCGGCGACCTGGCGACGGTGGTCGGCGCGACCGGGGACGACCTGCAACTGTGCAACTGGGTCGCCGCGGCATGGGACCGCATCCAGCGGATCTCGCAGGAGTGGGCCTGGATGCGTGCGAGCATCCTGGCGTCGATCACCGCGAGCCAGGTGACGCAAGACCCGGCCGTGGACATGCTTGTGCAGCCGGCCAACACCGCGCCGCTGACCGACTTCCGCTCGTTCTTCCCCGAGACGGAGGACTATCAGGTCACACTGCTGGACCCGGCCACGCCGGAGGACGAGGGGCCGCTGGCCTTCATCGAGTACCCGGAGTTCCGCGCCCGCTTCGTCGTCGGCGTGCATGACGCCGGCCGCCCGCGCTACTGGTCGGTGAGCCCGGCCAACAAGATGCTGCTCGGCCCGACGCCGGACATGGTGTATCACGTCCGCTTCGACTACCGCACCGCGCCGACCGATCTGGCGCTGGACGCCGACGTGCCGACGATGCCCAGCGAGTACCACATGGCGATCGTGTGGAACGCGCTGCTGACCCTGGCCGCGTTCGACAACGCGCCGGAGGTCTACACCCGGGCGCGCGACGAGTACAAAGAGATCCTGTCGCACCTTCATCTGGACCAGGGGCCTCGATTCTTCATCGGGCAGCACCCACTGGCCTGACATGGCAGCCACCAGACTGCCGCAAGTCCCGAACCAGATCGACGCCTCGGCCTTCGCGGGCGGCATCGACCTGATCTCCCCGCCGGGGCTGGCCAAGGCCGGCACGGCGCGCTTTGCGACCAACTACGAAGCCGAGTTCGGCGGCGGCTACCGGCGCATCGGAGGGTTTGAGCGCTTCGACGGACTGCCGCGCCCGCACGAGGCGTCGTACACCGCGCTCGAAGCGACTGGCGGCGGCTACACAGGCGTCGTCGTCGGCGACACGGTGACGGGCTCGACGAGCGGCTGGACCGGCGAGGTCATCTACATCAACGCCGCGGCGACGCTGCTCGCCATAACGAAGGTCACAGGCACGTTCCTCGAGGAAGAACTGACCGTGGCCGCCGTGCCGGTCGGGACCGTGACGGACACGCAGCCGGCGCTGGACGGCTTCCTTGACAACGAACTGAGCGAGCTGGCGGCCAACGTCTACCGGGCCGACATCGCGCAGCCGGCAGGCACCGGGGCGATCCTGGGCGTGGCGGTCCTGAACGACATCGTGTACTGCTGGCGCGAGGTTGCCGGCGCGCTGGTGACGTACAAGCAGAGCGCGGCCGGCTGGGTGGTGGTGCCGCTGTTCTCGCAGGTGTCGTTCGACGGCGGATCGTCGGAGTACGCCGAGGGCTCGAACCTCACCCAAGGCGCGAACACGGCCGTCGTCAAGCGCGTCGTGCTGGAGTCAGGCTCCTGGCTGGCGGGCACCGCGGCGGGCCGGCTGATCGTCGACCCCACGGCGGGCGCGCTGGCGGCCGGAATCGCCGGAGGCGGCGGGGTGGCGAACCTGCTGGGAGCGCCTTCGGTCATCCATATGTTCGCGGGCGGGCGCGTGGAGTCGGTGGTCTACAACTTCACCGCCAGCCTGTCGACGCGGCGGCTGTACTGCTGCGACGGCATCAACAAGGAATGGGAGTTCGACGGCACCGTCATCGCGCCGATCGAAACCGGCATGGGCTCGATCCGCGCGACGCGCGTGCATGCCCACAAGAACCACCTGTTCTACGCCTACCGATCGAGCCTGCAGCACTCCGAGCCTGGATTCCCGTACAAGTGGTCGGCCGTGCTCGGTGCGGGCGAGCTGGGCACGGGCGACACGGTGACGAACCTGCTTGGGGTGTCGGGCTCGGAGGCGAGCGCGGCGCTTATGGTGACGTGCGAGAACAGCGTGTGGATGCTGTACGGCACAAGTTCGGCAGACTGGCAGTTCAGCCGGATCTCGGAGGAAGCTGGCGCCCAGGCGCGCAGCGCGCAGAACATCGCCGGCACGATCGCCTTCGACCGCGAGGGCTTCAGCCGCTTCGCCCCGACGCAGGCGTTCGGCAACTTCTCCTACGAGAGCGCGAGCCGGCCGGTCGACCCGCTGGTGCGCAACGCCACCGTCAAGTGCTCCGTACTGGTGAAGAACAAGAGCATGTACCGCTGCTTCTTCAGCGACGGCCTGTTCGTCAGCGGGACGTTCCAGGGCAAGAGCTTCGCATGGATGTCGTGCGACTACGGCATCGTCATCGAGTGCGCTGTGGGCGGCGAGATCAATGGCCTGTACCGGGTGTTCTACGGCAGCGCGGACGGCTGGGTCTACGAGGCCGACGTGGGGCGCAGCTTCGACGGCGGGGAAGTCGACGCCGCCATCCGCATGAGCAGCCAGAACCAGCGCATGCCGCTGACCGAGAAGCGCTACCGCCACGTCGAGGTGCAGATCCAGGCCGAGAGCGCGTTCGAGATCGCCTGCGCGGGCGAGTTCGACGACTCGGACCCGAATTCGGCCGGCGTGACGACGACCGACATGCAGAACTACCGCCAGGTCTACGGCGCCGGCCTGTTCTGGGACTTCGCCAGTTGGGATCGCGCGTACTGGGACGTGGCGCTCATCAACCGGCTGCGCTTCCCGATCCACGGCGTCGGGCGCTCGATGTCGCTGCTGTTCCGCTCGACCTCGACCAACGAGATGCCGCACACGCTCAAGCTCAACCAGATCGTCTACACGCCCCGCAGGATGGCGCGCTGACATGCCGACGCCCACCAATCCGTACTACCAGCGGGCTTTCAGCGCCTTGGCCGGCACCCTGGCGCGGGCGCGGCAGATGGTCAACGAGTTCGTGCTGATCCAGCGCGGGTTCGACCTCATCGGCACCTTCACCGGGGCGACCAAGTACCAGCTCTCGTGCTCGGACCTGACGAGCGACTTGGAGATCACGCCCGAGGCGGCCTACTTCGACGTGCAGCGCGCCCTGACGCTGGTGGAGTGCAGGGCCACGGTGCTGCAGCCCAGCGCATCGGGCGCCATCACGATCAGCGCCACTGTCGATGGCGTGCCGCTGTTCACGGTGCCTATCACCATCGACGAGGGCGAGGACAGCAGTCTGACGGCCGCTGTGCAGAGCGAACTGGCGATCACGTCGATCCCGGACGGTTCGCGCATCGTCATCAGCATCGACGCGCCTGGCGCTGGGGCCAAGGGCCTTATCTTCTCGGCCCTGGGGACCATCACGAACCTCATGCCGGCGCCGTGATCCGTGGACATCCTCATCGACCCGTACAGGTTCAAGGCGGCGCTCAAGCTGACCGGCAACCCGTACCCGGTCATGACGTTGGAGAACGTGGATGTCACCCACGCCTTAACCGGCGGGCAGATGTACACCTGGCCGTTGGACAACGTGGACGTGACGCACGCGCTCACGGGCGGATCGCTGCTCGACGTGCTGATGCGCTACGAGGACTGGCCGGTAGAGAACGTCGATGTCACTCACGCACTGACGGCTGGCGTCCTGACGGATGTCATGCTGACCTACAGCAACTGGCCCGCAGAGAACGTGGACGTGACGCACGCATTCACGGCCGGCGTGCTGACTGATGTTCTTCTGACCTACTCGAACTATCCCGTCGAGAACATCGACGTGACCCACGCACTGACAGGCGGAACCCTCACATGACCGAACGCATCATCCGCCCGAACGCTGGCCACATCCTCATGCCGCGCCGCTTCGTGGATGTCGGCATGCCGCAGAGCCGGGTTTCCGCGAAGGGCCGCTACCAACTCATCAAGCGCGATGCGTGGGGCGTGGAGATCGAGCGCACGCCGTGGTTCGATAACCTGATTCTCGACGCCGGCCTGAACCGATGGGGCACGGGAAGCATCATCAGCGGCGCGGCCATCGGCACCGGGACGACGGCGCCGGCCACGACGGACGCGGGGCTGGAGACGTTGACGCATTACACGACGACTAGCGGCACTGGCTCCGGCATCACGGCTGGCGGTTCGCCGAACTACAACAACACGCGGACGTTTGTCTACCGCACGACGCTCGGCTCGCTCAACGGCAACTATTCGGAAGTTGGCGTCGGGTGGGGTAGCACGACGATGTTTTCTCGCGCGTTGATCCTTGACGGTGGTGGTTCTCCGACGACGATCAGCGTGACGAGCGTTCAGCAGTTGGACATCGTTTATCAGTTGAGCGTGTATCCGCCACTGGTGGACACCGGGCCGACAACGATCACGATCTCCGGCGTGGACTACGACGTGACAGGGCGCGCGGCGTATGTCACATCCACGAGCGGCGCTTATTCGTGGGCAATTTCGACCGGCCCCTTTGCTGTGACCCGGAACCTAGTCTCATACGCATTCAACGGGTCAATCGGTGCGATCACGGCCGGCCCTGCAGGATCATCGACGGGGGTCGAGGGCACATCGAATAGTGCATATGTCAACAATTCATTGAGCCAGTCCGGTGCGCAGAATTTTGGGCTTGGTTATGGCAATCTGGTAGGCGGAATTTCTGCCGTCATCGTTGGGTGGGGGGCGTCGGCCACGTTCCAGTATGGCATCTCTCCGGCTATCCCTAAGGATGCCACGAAGACGCTGGCGCTGAACTACAGCGTCACCTGGGGTCGCCGTCCATGAGCCTGCCCGGTGACGCGCTGTCGGCCACGGCGGCGCCTTCCGCGCTGCTGTCGCCTGACATCCTCGGCAGGCCAAGCCGCGTCATCGACTACGAGCGCGGCGGCATCGCGCTCAACGACGGCACGCAGGGTCTGGACGTGCAGGACTGGCGGGCGAGGCTTGTCGGCAACGAGATCCGCGTCGCGCCGGAGCCCTACGACACCGAGACGACCCTGCTGACGCTGGCCGGGATCACCGAACTGTCGCTGGCGTTCGACCAGAACATGAACCCTGCGATCGCTTACCTCCAGCTTGGGCAGGCCAAGATGTACTGGTACAGCACGTCTCTTGGCGCGATGACGACGACGATCCTCGACGCCGACGTGCGCAGCCCGTTCGTCTGCATGGACGACAAGCGCGCCGCCGCGACCTCGATGGGCATCAACGACGTGCTGCTGTTCTACCTGCGCAGCAACCGCCTGTGCTACCGCAAGCAGCGTGAGAGCTACGGCACCGAGCGCACCCTGGCGTGGTTCGAGGGCAGCAGCGTCACGATCAAGAAGGCCGGCATGAACAACGGCCTGCGCATGCAGATCGAACTCGTCGGCATGAACTCCAAGCTGGCGACCGGCGCCGTGCTGGCATCCTGGCGCGAGGCGGCCTATCTGGCGAGCGTCACGTCGATCGCCGCCCTGATGCCAGACGACGTGGCCACGGGCGATCTGCTGTACGCCGTGCTGATGCACCGCAGCGCGGCCACGCCGCCGGCCGGCTGGACGCTGCTGACATCGGCCGCCTGCCTGGAAGGCGCGACGACCCAGACTTTGAGCGTGTTCAAGAAGGACACCGCGGCCGAGGCCGACGCGGGCGTGAGCGCGACGTTCAGCCAGTCCGCGAGCGGGCGCATGGGCCTGCTGTACTTCTGCGTGCGCGCCTCCAGCGGCGCCCTGATCTACCTGGGCGCGGCGTCGAGCGTGGTGGACGACACGGCGACCAACACCGTGACCGCTCCCATCGCGGCGGCGGCCGGCACCGAACTGGTGATGACGCTGGCCACGACGGTCAACGCCACGGCCGACGTGACCTTCCCGAGCATCGCCGCCGGCATGAGCATCATCAGCGGCCAGGCCAGCCAGACCCGGATCGGCGCGGCCTACCAGCGCAGGACGGTCGGGCAGACGAACGCCGGACGTTTCACGTTCAACAACGGCAGCCCGGTCAACAACGGCTTGGCGGCGCTGACGCTGCGATTCACCACGGTTTAAGGAGCCCGACATGGCCACCACGCCCAACCCTTTCGACGACCAGATCCAGACGATCAAGAACGACTCGCAGTACACGGCCAACACCAACACCTTCGACGAGGCCAACGGCACCGCCGGCCGGGTGGACTCGATCATCGCCAAGGACTCGCCGCTGATGCAGCGCGCCGCGTCCAAGGCGAACCAGACCATGAACGCCCGCGGCCTGATGAACTCGAGCATGGCGGTCGGCGCCGGGCAGGCGGCCGTGATGGACGCGGCCGTGCCGATCGCCAGCACCGACGCGCAGTTGTTTTCGCAGCAGAAGCTCGCCAACCAGACCTCGCTCAACGACGCTGCCCGCGCGAACGCCGAGATGCGCGGGAACATCGGCATGAAGGGCGTCGACGTGAAGGAGGGCGCGCGGCAGTTCGACGTGTCCGAGGCCGGCACGAACACGCGCTTCAACACCGAACTTGCGCAGCAGGACAGGCAGTTCGACGCCAACCAGGCCGGCATGACCGACCGGTTGATGAAGGAACTCGACAGCCGCGTGGAACTTGCCGGCATCGACCGCGACACCAAACTAGCCATCGTCCAGGCGCAGACCGACAGCCAGAACCTGATCGCCGGCAACGAGAACATCGCCAAGGCGTGGGGCACGATGATGGACCAGATCACGCAGATCAACAACAACCCGGACCTCGACGACGCCGCCAAGCAGACGATGATCCAGAACGCAATTGGAGGCTTCCAGTCGTTCACGGGATTCTGGAAGAAGGCCAGCGGCGGCGCGGTCGACGTGAGCGACCTGCTGAACTTCGGGCCGACACCTACTGTCGGCGGCCCGGCGCCACAGCAACAGGGCGACACCGGCCCGGGGTCGAGTGGAGGCTACACCAGAGGCGAGTGGTGGGGGTCGCCCGGGAACACGGGCGAGAACAGCGGGCCGTGAACGGCCGCCCACTTCCGCGCCATGACGCTGCCCACAGAATGACCCGTGGACTACAGGCGCATCCGACCTGACGACGCGCGACAGGCGGCAGCCTTCGCCATCGAAGGAGCCCGGCCTCACCTGTACCCCATGCGTTTCAGCCCCGACAAGGTTCAGGCGACCATCGAGCACTTCATGCGGTCCACGAGTGACTTCCACCTGGCGGCTTTCGACGGCGAGCGGATCGTCGGCGGCATCGCCGCGGCGGTCTACGAGAGCCCGTGGTTCGAGCGCAGCGACGCGACGGTGGTGATGTGCCGGGCCGTGGTGCCGGGCGTCGGCCGCCAGCTACTGGCCTCGCTGCGCGCCTGGATCGACGACGACTTTCGCATCAGGCGCGTCATGTTCCCGACGGAGTTCGATGCGCGGCCAGGGATGCAGCGCCTGCTCCAGCGGTTCGGCTTTTCGCGGGTATCTGCGGTATGCACGATGGAGAAGATGTGAAGTCACGCAAGCGCCCTAGCATCGAAAGCCTTCAGAGCCAAATCGGACTCGACAGCCAAGGGCGGCCCATATGGCTGGTGCCTCGCATTCAGGGCAAGGATGCCGGGGCCATTGCTGGCGAGAGAAGCCGCACCATCCGCGTAGACAAGGTTGACGTTCCGGTTGCACACGTAGTTTTCGCCATCAAGTTCGGCGCGTGGCCTGCGCAAAGCCTGGACGGTACTACTGGCGCAGAGTTCAACAAGAAGGCCGTCAGATTAGAGATGACGCAAGAGCGCCTTCGCCAAGTTCTGCACTACGAACCTGGAACCGGGGTGTTCACATGGGTCGCGCGAGCATCCGGCAAGGTTGTCGTGGGGCGCCCAGCAGGTGGTGTGCATCCGTTCACAAACTACGCCCGCATCTCTGTTGACGGGAAGCGGTGGCTGTCTCATCGGCTCGCCTGGATCTACATGACTGGCGAATCTCCGCCGCCCGTCATTGACCACATCGACGGCAATCCATGCAACAACAGATGGGCCAATTTGCGCGCGTCTAGTCCGGCGCTGAACAGCGAAAACAAGCGAAAGGCAACGTCCAGCAACAAGTGCGGGATTCTTGGCGTTCGCAGAGACGTACAGAGCGGTAAGTTCATCGCCGAGATAACTGTAAATGGTGCCGCAATGCGCCTGGGTCGATTCACGACGCCAGAGGCCGCGGGCGCCGCTTATCTAGAGGCAAAGCGGCAGTTTCACGCCGGCTGCACCCTCTAAAGGAGAACATCATCGCCGTCGCCATCCCGATCATCGCGTCCTTCGCCTCCGCGAGCGCCGCCGTCACCGCGGCCGGCAGCATCGCCGCGGCGATGGGCACTCTCTCCGGCTTCCTGTCGATCGCAGGCGCCGCCCTCACGACCATAGGCGCCGTCACCGGCGAGAAGGATCTGCTCAAGGTCGGCGGCCTGATGTCGCTGGGCGGCGGCATCGGCACGGCACTCGGCGGCGCGAGCGCTGGCGCGTCGGCGGCCAGCGGCGCTGGCGAGGTTCTGTCCGGCGGCGGCGCACTCGGCACCAACGTCACACCGAGCCTGCTGGACGGCGCCGGGGTGGCCTTCGACGCTGGCGGCGGCCTGCTGGAAACTGCGGCTGCCGACGCCATCGCGCAGACGGCGGCGCAGACCGGCTCGCTGATGGTGGACGGCGCCGGCTCGATCCTGGGGTCGGCATCGGATGCACTGGGCAGCTCGTCGATCTGGGATCGCGTCAAGGGCGCCGTGTCGTCGCAGGACGCGCCCACGCCGGGCGTCGTGCAATCCTCTGTCGATCCGCTGTCGCAGCGCGCCGCCCAAGCGGGGCTGGATCAGAATTCGCTGCAGGGCTACCTGAAGTCAGGCATGGACAAGGCCGGCAGTGCCCTGGGCAAGACGGCCGACTTTATGAGCAAAAACAAGGAACTGGTCAACATGGGCGGCTCCGTCCTCAACAGCATGTACGGCCCCGAGGCCGAGATGATCGACTGGAAGAAGTCGATCTACAACCGCCAGATGCGCAACCTGAACCGTCCGGTGAAGCTCGGCATTCTTGGTGGAGGTGGATGATGACGGCCGCACGAACCAAAGACCATTCCCTGACAGCGGATGAGCTGCGCTCGCTTCTGCACTACGGCGTGGAGAGCGGCAGATTTACGCGAATTTCCAAGCCCAGCGCGCTCAGTCGAGTTGTCATTGGGGCGCAGGCAGGCACGCTCCGGCATGACGGGTATCGGATGGTTGTTCTTGGTGGTGTCGCATATATGGAGCACAGGCTTGCGTTCCTCTACATGACGGGCGCTTGGCCGCGTGAGGACGTAGACCACATCAACGGCCAGAGGGCCGACAACCGATGGGCAAACCTGCGTGACGTACCAAAGTCGACCAACCGCCAGAACATGCGACGAGCCAAGCTCACCAACTCAACTGGACTGCTTGGTGTTGGGCGAAGCAAGCGTGGGCGCTATCAGGCAACCATCTGTGTTGGCGGAAGCAACAAGAACCTTGGAATCTTCGACGATCCGTCCGACGCTCATGCCGCATACCTGAGCGCAAAGCGAAAACTGCATGATGGATGCACCATATGAATCAAGTGCCAGCACTCATGAAGCGCGCGCAGGACAAGGGCGCATCCGAGTTCAAGAAGCCAGACCCAAGCACGTTCGTCCCCAAAGGGAGTGAAGACGACGTGGCGAGGGTTTTTGCGGCGGGACTCAAGATCATGTACTCCCCGGCCATGCGCGAAGAACTGAAGGCCGAGATCGCGCGTGACGTGCCGGTGCCGCAGAAGCTGGCCGAGGCCGTGACGGGCCTGCTGCTGACGCTGGACAAGCAGAGCCAGGGCGGCATTCCTGTAGGCGCGCTGTTCCCGGCCGGGCTGGAACTGCTGTCGGAGTCGGCGCAGGTGCTGACCGCGGCCGGGCAGCCGGTGGGCCAGGCCGACTACAACGAGGCCGCGCAGATGATGTTCATCCAGATGGGCCGCAAGATGGGCGCCAGCGACGAGCAGATGATGGGCACGCTCGAACAGCAGGTCGGCGGCGGCAAACAGGGCGGCGAGATGGAGCCAGGCGAAGGCCCCGGCCACGAGCAGGCCGAGGCGCCGCAGATGGAGCAGCAGGAAACCCAGGCCGAGGCGCAGGGCCTGCCCGAGCCGGACGAACAGATGCGGAGGGCGTGACATGGGCATCCTCGGGAGCGCATTCGGCCGGGCGCTGGCGGGTGCCGGCGGCGCAGCCAAGCAGATTTCGTCGCGGTACATCGACGAAGAACTGGCGCAGCAGCGCGCCCAGGCGATCGCCGACATCCAGCGCAACAACGCTTCGGCGATGCGCGGCGACCAGCTCAAGTTCGACACCGACCCGACCAACGTCGCGGCACGGGCCGGCGCGGCGCGCACGACTGCGCTGGAGGCTGGAAAGACGGCGCGGCAGGTCGAGCTTGAGCGGTTGTCGGACCAGGCACTCAACACAGAAACGCGCGAGAAGGCATCGGCGGACGCTGCGGCTGCGCGCCAAGTACAGCTTGAGGGCTACAACGACAAGCCGTTGATCGAGGCTGCGCGCAAGAAGGCCGCAGAAGACAAGGCCGCCGAGCGCAAGGCCAACAACGACGCGACGATCGCCGACGCCAACAACCCGGAACTGCTGGCCGCTGGCTCCAAGATCGCGCTGGCAAACCCTGAAGTCGCGGCGCGCATCGCGTCCGCCAGGGCGGCGGCCAACAGCGCCAATTCCAGCGCCGCGCTTCATGGTGTGCAGGCCCAAGCCGCCAAGATGACGATCAACGAGAAGAAGAAGATCGACGGCCTGTACGACGACATGGGCAAGATCCTGTCTGACCCTGCGATCGACGATGCCGAGCGCGCAAAGCGGCTGGCAGATGTCGAGCGGCAGATCATGCTCATGAAGGCCAAGAGCGCACCGAGGGCAGCGCGCGACCCCGAGCTGGACACCGAAACAGTCACCGAGGAACGGATGAACCCGGACGGCACGACCACCAAGGTTGTGCGCAAGCAGGTCCGGCGTCCTAGCGCCGGCCCCGCCGATGGTGGAGGCGAGTCAGACCCGATCAAGGCGGCAATGGACGCGGCACGGGCTGCGCGCGATGGTGGTGGCAAGGGCGGATCGGCCGAGCCGACCCGCAAAGACCCCCTCACCGGCCGCGACCTGACGGAGCGCGAGTGGGACCGCAAGTTCGGCCACGGCGACTTCAAGAAGCTCTACAAGCCGGGCGAAGACAGCCTCAAGTCCTTCTGACATCAGGCACCCATGGCCCTGATCGACACGCTGCGCCAGAAGTACCCGGACTACTCCGACGACGAGATCCTGGGTGCGCTGAAGGCGACCAAGTACCCGGACTATTCGATCGACGAGATCGGCAAGGCAGTCGGCTACAACCCGAGCGACCTAGGCCGCGGCTTCAAGGAGTCGTTCCAGCAGCTACCCCAACTCGGCTACGGCGCCCTGGCCGGCATCGGCGCGGCCGGCGAGACGATGCTGGGCGAGGGCGGCATCATGTCCGGCCTCAAGCGGGCCGGCGTGCAGGGGTTTCAGGACTGGGGCGACAAGATCGCCTCCGGCGCACGCGAGTCTGACTCGTTCAGCTACAGCTACGACCAAGCTAAGGAAGGAAACTTCGGCGCACTGGTGGACTGGCTGCAGCACGGCCTGGGCTACGTCGGAGGCCAGGGCTTGCAGGCGCTGGCGTCGGCCGGCATCGGCGCCGTGGGCGGCAAGATGGCTCTCGGCGCAGCCGCGCAGCAGATCGCCAAGGGCATGGTGCTCAAGGAGGCCGCTGTCATCGGCGCGACCGCCGAGGGCAAGGCGCTGGCCAAGGATGCGCTGATCGCTCAGGCCACGCAGAACGTCGCATCGAAACTTGGGCAGACGGCTGCGGTCGGTGCGCTGGCGGTCGGCCAGGAGGGCGGCGAAATCTTCGGCGACCTGGCCTCGCAGTCTGTGAAGGAAGGCCGCACGCTGACCGGCGACGAGCTGGCCAAGGCGTTCGGCGCCACCCTTGCCGCGGGCGGGCTTGAGTTCGTCGGCGACAAGTTGGGCCTGGACATCATCATGGGCAAGTCCCGCATCGGCAACAAGCTGATGGGGATGGCCGGCGAGGCGCCAGGGTTGGGCGGCAAGTTGGCGCGCGGTGCGATGGCGGGTGCCGCAGCGGTGCCGGCAGAGGCCGGGACCGAATACTTCCAGACCGGCATCGAGGAATTCGGCAAGGGCACCGAGGCCAACCCGCTGCCGTGGAACCAGTCCGAGGAGAACCAGAGGCAGGCGTTCGACGCCGCAGCCCTCGGGGCGATCGGCGGCGGAGCGATCGGTGCCGGCGGCGGGCTCATGTCCCGTGCGACGCAGATCGCCGACGCGCCCGATCCCGTCGAAGCCACCCAGCGCCTTGCCACCGCCGGCACCGTCGACGAGATGGTCAAGGCGGCCAACGACATTGCGATGGCGCCGCTGACGCCGGCCGTCCGGCCGCGCCAGGCCAACGAGTCGACGATCAACGAGATCCGCTCGCTGGGCGACCCGGCGCTGGAGCAGGAAGCGCTGGGCCTGATGGCCACGGCCGCCAGCCGGAGCGCCGCGCCGGGGCAGCGCGCCGAGCCGACGCCGGACCAGCGGCTGGCAGCGGCGGCAGCACAGGCGCCAAAGATCCAGCCAGGAGACCTGCTGACCGCGGACGGCCAGCCCTACGGAACCCGGGCCGGCGCCGCGGTGCGAGCCACGCGAGAGGGCGGCGGCGAGGTCATTCAAGTCCCGGGCGGCTACGTCGTCCGCAAGGAGAGCCCCGGTGAGCCTGTCACTGACCTGGCAGGAGCTGCCGCCGTTCCTGCTGCGCCCGCTGATGGACTCGGCAATCAGCCTGGCGGAAGCGTCGGAGCTGTTCGACCTGATCCTGCAGCTACGCCCGAACGAGCGCCTGCCCCTGCCGAAGCACCTTCATCCGGCAGCGGATCGGCTGTCCCTGTGGGCGCTGGACCTGAAGGGGTGCCCGGTGCACTGAGCGGCGGGTCGCAATTTGATCCTCAAGGACTGAAGCCCGGCACGCCAGAGTACGATGCGGCATTCACATCATGGTCCGACAAGCGCGCGCAAGCCAAAGCCGCCGGAGAGATTGCGCGTCAGCGCGGCGAGAACCAGACGGCCATCGACAAGCGCAACGCATGGCGCAAGCGTGTGCGCGACTGGTTCCTGGCGGCCAAGGACGGCGACACGATCACGGACACCGGGACGGGCACCAAGTACAGGGTTGTCGTCAAGAAGCGCGCGAACGGGCAGACGATCAAGTCGCTGGTGGCCGTTGACGATAGCGGGCAGCCGTTGAGTGATGGCCGTGCCGCCACCGGCATTGGCATGGTTGATGACCGCGTCGATGGCCTTGATGACGCCTCTCTCGACCAAGACACTGGAAGCACGACACCAGAAACAGCCGGAGCATCGCTCGCGGCGTCGCTTGGGCAGCTTCTTGAGTCCGGCGAAGCGGCCACTTCTGGGCCAACGCCTGCACCCTCCCTGAAGGACCGGGTCGACGCCAAGCGCAAGGATGCAGCGGCGCCGGCCGACCAGACCGCCCCGCCGCAAGGCCGGGCGCCGGAAGCCGCTGCGCCAAGGGAGGCGTTCGAGCACGCGGGCTTGAAGGTCTACCCTGGTCGCGTGCGGGTGGGCGACAAGGTTGAAGACCGCTGGGCCGTGCAGTTGCCCGAGAACAAGGCAACCGGCAAGGTGCTGGGAGACACGCTGCACGCCACGCGCGAGGAAGCCATGACGGCTGCCGAGCGCGAGGTCGCAAGGTTCGAGCGCGATCAACGCAACCGCGCCGAACAGGACGCAGCCGAGGCCGCTCGCAAGGCAGAAGAAGAAGCCCGCAAGTCCGCCAATCGCGGCAAGAGCATCAAGGAGCGGGCCGCCGCCGCGCAACTTGACAAGCCCACCAAGCTACCGCCGCAGGCTGGCCTTGGCCGTGGCACGCGCCGCGAGTCGATGGACAAGGCCATCGAGCAAGGCCGCGCTGTTGTCGAGGTTCAAGTCGAAGACACGGCCGCCAAGAACGCCGACAAAAAGGCAGTCGATGCCGTGTCGAAGGCTGGTTATCTGCTTAGCCTGAGCAACGAGAACATCCCGGTGGTGAAGGCCGGCCTCGCGGCGCGCGACCGACTGAAGGCTGGCAAGTACGACAAGCCCGAGTACCGTGTCTACGGCGGAAGCAGGCAAGAAGGCCCGTTCTACGAAGTCACCAAGACCGAGTACGACTACGCGCAGTCGCTCAAGAGCGCTCCATCCTCACCCGAGCCGGCAGTTTCACAGTCCGGCGAAACTGCGCCCGCGAGTGAAACCGCGCCACCAAAGCCCAAACGTCCGCCCAAGTCATTTCGCAAGAAAGTGACGGTGACTACCGACGTGTACGTCGAGGAAGCCGGCCGCTTCGAGCAGCGCGAGACGGACGCCGACACCGCGCTCAAGGCGCTGGACGAAGACGTTGCCGAACTAGAGCGGCTGCGCAAGTGCCTGGGAGGCTGACATGCCGGTGATCGTCAGGAAGACCGCCCCGCCGCCGGCCGCGCCACCCCATGCTCCCGTGGCACAAGCCGCACCCGCCGGCCTGACCGCCGCCGAGGTCGAGGCCATGCTGGCGGCGCGCGATGCCGTGTGGTCCAAGCAGCTCGCCGCGCTGACGCAGGCGTTCACCGCCGCGCTGGCCGCCCGGCCCGAGCCGGCCCCGCCGCCGCCGCGCAAGGGTGCGGACGTGAAGTTCAAGTTCGCGCCCAACGGCTCAATCCTGAGCGCCGAGATCGTCCCGAAGGGCTGACCGGGTGGCCCTGCGCCCGCTTTGGATCGCCTTCCAGGGCCTGACAATCGGGCTCACGGAGATCGTCCGTGCGATCCAGGGTCTTTGGCCGGATGACGAGGAAGACGAGACGCCGGTCTACGTCTTCGGCAGCGGTGGCGGTGGCGGCAAGGCCCGCGCGGCAGCCGCATCGAAAGCCGACCGCTACCGTGCCGCACGGGCGCGCATCGAGCGCACGAACATGGACCTGATCGCGCTGACGATCGCACTGGCCGAGGACTTCCTGCAATGACCGTCGAAACCTGCCTGCTGAAGCACCTGGGCGCCAAGTCGCCGATCAATGCGTACCGGGCAGACATGGCGGCCGATGTCGCGGAGCTGGTGGCGGACGGCATGACGAGCGAGGCGGCGTGGATTCAGGTGGTCGACGCCAAGCTGACCGACCTGAAGGCAGAGCGCACCCGCATCGAGCAGGTGGTGGCGGATGCCTACGCCAAGACGGCGGCGGGGAAGCCGGCCGAGGCGAAGCCTGTCGCGTCCACCGCGCCGAAGCCGGCCGCCAGCGCCAACACCATCTTCACCGAAGACGCCGCCGCCGCCGCCCGCGCCCGCCTGAAGGCAAAGCTGGGCCGGCTCACGTCAGGGCTGGACCCCGAGACGCTGATGGACGGCATCACCCTGGCCGGCTACCACGTCGAGAAGGGTGCCCGCACGTTCGCCGCCTACGCTCGCGCGATGGTGGACGACATGGGCAACGCTGTGAAGCCGTACCTGCAGCAGTGGTACATGGCCCTGCGAGCCGACCCGAAGGCCGGGCCGCTGCGAGACGACATGGACAAGGCCAGCGCGGTCGAGGATCTGGACATCGACGCCGTGTTGTCCGATACTGAAACCGTACCACCGAAAGCCCAAGATGCAGCACGAAACCTGGATCGCCCAGGCCAGGGAGCACTGGCAAGAGAACTTGCCGACGATGTTCAACCGCCTGAAGGCGGCCGGGCAGCTGGAGGCCAGTCTGCGCCAGGCGGCCGAGGCAACGTCGACGGAGCTGCAGACGCTGATGGGACAGGGCTTCAACTTTCAGGAGGCATGGGAGCAGGTACGGGAGTCCTACCTGTTCCCGCCGGAGGAAGCGGGCGCAAGCCCAGAGGCCCCGCCAAGCGACGGGTACAGGGCGATGGTGGAGTTCAACCAGGGCTTGGCTTCGCTGAAAATGCCGGGGGAACGGGAGGACTGATCCCGGTCAACCCGGCGCCCAACGCCGAGCCGCCGGCGCCGCCGGCTTTCACCCCTGAAGACTTCGTCATCGAGGACGATCTCGGCCTGGGCGAAGGAGGCCAGAAAACCAAGTACCAGGGCAACGTCGAGGCCATCAGGCTGCTGCGCGAGCTCGAGGACGATGGCAGGCTGGCCACGCCGAGCGAGCAGCGCGTCCTGGCCAAGTACGTCGGCTGGGGCGGCCTGGCGCAAGCCTTCGATGAGAACAACGCCAGCTGGTCGAAGGAGTACGCCGAACTCAAGGCGCTGCTGTCTGACGACGAATACGCCGACGCCGCGCGCTCGACCCGCTACGCGCACTACACCTCACGAGAGATCATTCAGGACGGCCTGTACGCGGCGCTGCGTCACATGGGATTCCGCGGCGGGCGCATGCTCGAGGCGGGAGCCGGCGTGGGCAACTTCATCGGCCTGATGCCGTCGGACATGCGCACCGAGAGTCGCTTTACGGCGATCGAGCGTGAGCCATTCTCGGCCGCCATCGCGCGCCACCTGTACCCGCGCCAGATCGTGCGAGAGGCTGACTTCACGGAGTTCGTCGGCAATGACGACTACTACGACGCGGCCGTCGGCAACCCACCGTTCGCGTCTGACCCGCAGGTCGACGCCTCGGGGCGCAAGCACCTGAGCGGGCTGTCGCTGCACAACTACTTCTTCGCCAAGGCGGTGGACATGCTGCGCGATGGCGGCATCCTGGCGCAAGTCGTCACCAATGGCTTCCTCGACGCCAAGAGCGACACGGCGCGCAGGTACATCAGCGACCGCACGACGTTGCTGGGCGCCATCCGGCTACCGAACAACGCCTTCAGCAAGAACGCCAACACCGAGGTCACAACCGACCTGATCTTCCTGCAGAAGCGGCCGGAGTCGGAGTGGGGCGGCAAGGCGGCACGGCTGGACGCCAAGCGCTGGCTCGACACCGGCACCTTCGAGGACGCAGAGGGGCGCGAGGTGCCGCTGAACCAGTATTTCATCGACAACCCGCAGATGATGCTTGGCCAGTTCGGCGCCTACGGAACCATGTACCGCGGCGAGTCTCCGGCGCTGATAAGCAGGCCGGGCCAGGACACTGCCGCCATGCTGCGCGACGCCGTGCAGCGCCTGCCGAGCGCCGTCTACGTCGACCGCGCCGTCGCCAACACCGCCGCCATGGCCGACGAGGTCATCCAGGCGCTGCGCGACCCGACCGTGCAGGAGGGCGGCTACTTCAACCGCGACGGCAAGCTGTACCAGCGGATCAAGGACGTGGCCGGCGAGGCGCGCGAGCGCCAGGTGACGAACCTGACCAAGTGGACCGAGAAGACGCTGCTGGGCGCGTCTGGTGTGAAGCGCATCACCGCGCTGGCCGACATGCGCGCCACGCTGCGAGCGCTGCTGGCCGCCGAGCTTTCCAGCGACAAGGGCATGGAAGCGCTGCGCGCCACGCTGAACACCCAGTACGACGCCTACACCAAGGAGTTCGGCCTCATCAACGACCCGGGCACCATGCGGGTGTTCGATGACGACCCCGACTTCCCGCTGCTGAGTTCGCTGGAGCACGGCTACACCCGTGGCATGGGCGCTGCCGCGGCCAAGACGCATGGCATCAAGCCCTACCCGTCGAAGGCATCGAAGGCGCCGATCTTCAGCCGCCGCGTCATCGAAGCGCGCAAGCAGGTCAAGGCCGTCGAGAGTCCGGCCGACGCGCTGGCCGTGTCGATGGCCGAACGCGGCAAGCTGGACTCGGCCTACATCGGCCAGCTGCTTGACCGAAACCCCGACGAGGTGCTGAAGGAGCTTTCGGAGGGCGACCGGCCGCTGCTGTTCATGGACCCGGCAGACAACCAGTACGTCCTGCGCGACGCCTACCTGTCCGGCAACGTGCGCGAGAAGCTGGCGCAGGCCAACCAGGCCGGGCTGTTCGCCAACGTGCGCGCGCTCGAGGAGGTGCAGCCAGAGGACGTGGGGGCGCACGAGATCAACGCGCGCATCGGCTCGCCGTGGGTGCCGGAGTCGGTCTACGAGTCCTTCGCCAAGGCGCTGTTCGGGCCAGGCACCAAGGCGCGCATCAGCTACACCAAGCTCACGGCCGCCTACACGGCGACCATCGAACCCGAGAACGGCACCGCCAACACCAGCACCTGGGGCACGCCGAGCTACCACGGCGACTCCATTCTGGTGGCGCTGCTGAACAACCGGCCGATCCGCGTCACCTACAAGGACGCAGACGGCAACATGCAGACCGACAAGCCAGCCACCGAAGCCGCCAACATCAAGGCGCAGGAGGTGCGCGACAAGTTCCAAGACTGGCTGTTCGCCGACGCCGAGCGCTCCGAGCTGCTGGTGCGGGCGTACAACGACACCAACAACAACTATGTGACGCGCGAGTTCGACGGCTCGTGGATGACCTTTCCGGGCAAGGTGCCAGACGCCATCGTCAAGTTCCGCCGCCACCAGCGCAACGCCATCGCGCGCATCGTGCAGGACCGCACCGCGCTGCTCGACCATGTGGTCGGGGCCGGCAAGACGTACACCATCGTCGCTGGCGCCATGGAGCTGAAGCGCACCGGCCTGGCCAAGAAGCCGCTGATCGTGGTGCCGAACCACCTCGTCAAACAGTGGGCCGCCGACTTCTACCGGCTGTACCCGGGCGCGAACATCCTGACCGCCACGAAAAAGGACTTTGAGAAGGCCAACCGGCGCAAGTTCCTGGCCAAGATCGCCACCGGCGACTGGGACGCGGTCATCATGGCGCACTCGTCGTTCGGCTTCATCAAGCCGGCGCCGGAGTTCGAGTCGCGTTTCAACACGAAGCAGATCAAGAACATCGTCGACACCATCAAGCAGGTCGAGGACGGCGACGGCGACAAGCAGCAGAAGAAGCGCACCGTCAAGCAGCTCGAGGGCCTGAAGGAGCGGCTGGAGAACCGCATCAAGTCGCTGCGTGACAAGCCCATGGACGCGCTGCTGGACTTCGATGAGATCGGGGTCGACCAGCTGTTCGTCGACGAGGCGCACCTGTTCAAGAACCTGATGTTCAGCACCAAGATGCAGAACATCGCCGGCCTGGGCGACAGCAAGGGCTCGCAGCGCGCCTACGACATGTACGTCAAGGCCAACGAGGTCTTCGACAAGAACGGCCGCGGCCAGGGCCTGGTGTTTGCGACCGGCACGCCGGTGTCGAACACCATGGCCGAGATGTACCACATGATGCGCTACCTGATGCCGCGTCAGATGGAGGCGATGGGCTTCGAGTCGTTCGATGCCTGGGCCAACACCTACGCCTCCGTCGAGCAGGTCTGGATGCAGAAGGCCAGCGGCGACGGCTTCAAGGCGCAGAACCGCATGAGCAACTTCGTGAACACCACGGAGCTGCTCAAGGTCTTCGATCAGGTGGCGGACACCGTCACCATGGACGACATCAAGGCCGCTTTCTCCGAGGAGAACAACGGCGCCGAGTTCCCGCTGCCAAAGCTCAAGGGCGGCAAGCGCACGCCGGTGTCGCTGCGCAAGTCGGCGGCGCAGAACACCTACATGGCCGACATCGCCGGCCGGGCGCTGGCGCTGGAGCAGCGCCGAGGCCCGCCGCAGAAGGGCGAGGACAACATCCTCGTCATCATGTCCGACGCGCGCAAGGCCGCGATGGACATCCGCCTGGTGGACCCGACCGTCACCGAGCGCGAGCCTGGCGGCCGCATCGACCGCTCGGCGCAGGAGATCGCCGCGCGCTACAAGCAGTACGACAGCGTCAAGGGCACGCAGTTGGTGTTTTCCGACCTGGGCACGCCGCTGAAGACGGTCAAGAAGGAGCTGGCCGAGTATCAGGAACTGCTGGCGCGCATCGAGGCCGGGCAGGGCGATCAGGTGGCCACGGCTGCCAACCTGGGCGACGAGTCCGCCATCGCCAAGGTCGAGGACGCGGAGAACGCGGCCAACGAGCTGGAGGAGAAGGGCCGCGACTGGGTCGGCGCGATGCAGGCCGCGATGCGCGGCTTCTCCGTGTACGACGACCTGAAGGCCGCGCTGATCGAGAAGGGCATCCCGGCGAGCGAGATCGCCTTCATCCACGACTACAGCACCGACGACCAGAAGGCGGCGCTGTTCCGCAAGGTCAACGCCGGCCAGATCCGCGTGCTGATGGGCTCCACGCCCAAGCTCGGCGCCGGCACCAACGTGCAGGAGCGCCTGGTGGCGCTGCACCACCTTGACGTGCCATGGAAGCCGTCGGACGTGGAGCAGCGCGAGGGCCGCATCATCCGCCAGGGCAACCAGCTCGACGGTCAGATCCCGGGCTTCGAGGTCGAGGTGCTGGCCTACGTCACGCAGGAATCGCTGGACATGCGCATGTGGCAGGTTCAGGAAACCAAGCTGAAGATGATCAACCAGCTTCGCACCCGCAAGGTCGGGCGCGAGGTGGACAACGCCTTCGAGGACTTGGAGCTGTCGGCCGGCGAGATGCAGGCCGCGGCCACCGGAAACATGGACCTGCTGCGAGAGATTCAGCTCCGCGCAGACATCAAGAATCTCGAGCGGCGCAAGCGCGCGTTCGACGCCCAGAAGTCGGACCTGCAGAACCGCATGAGGGCGGCCGAGGCCGAGCTGGCGTCGCTGCCGGCCAAGATCGAGAAGTCGCGCGTCATGGCGCAGGCGTCGACCGCCTACAAAGCAGAACTGGCCAAGCGCACGTTCAAGGCAACGATCGACGGCAAGGAGTACACGGACGCCTACGAGGCGGGCCAGTACCTGCGCGGCAAGGTGGACGCCCATGTCTACTCGAAGGGCAAGGGCGACAGCAAGCGGACCATCACCGCCGAGCAATACGACGCCTTGAGCGAGGAAGATCGACGGCCAGACGTGTTTGGGACGGAGTGGAAGCGCGAGGCGCTGCCGCTCTCGGTCGAGTTCAACGGCGAAACCTACACCTCGCGCACCAAGCTGGGCGAAGCCTTCGCCGAGTTCCGCGGCGACGTGACGCCGATCGCCTGGACCTACGACGGCACCGAGTACAAGAGCCGCAAGCCGCTGGCCCATGCGCTGCGCCAGGATGTCGCCGACTCGCTGGTCGAGCAGACGCCAAAGAAGGTCGGGAACATCGGACCATTCGCGGTCACGGTCGAAGGCCAGCGCAACAAGTGGGGCGACTTCGTCGAAGTCATGCTCGAGGCGAGCAGCGTCGAGATTTCCAACAGCGTCGGCGCCAGCGGAGATGCCGAGAAGCTGGCAGCCGCCATCGTCACGGCCGCCGACAACATGGCCAGCAACGCGCAGTCGCAGTACGACTACGAGCAGCACAAGCTGAAGCGCGCCATCAAGACGAAGGCCGAGCTTGACGCAACCCCGAGCCCCGGAGAGTGGCCTGACCAGCCAAAGCTGGAGAAGGCGCGCGAGGCGCACAAGAAGATCCTGCGCAGCCTGGCCACCGCAGGCACACCAGTGGCCGCCCCGGAGCCTGGCTCGACGATTGAAACTCTGTCCGGCGACATGCAGGCTTCCGGAGGATACGAGAACGAGTCGGATGTCGTCTTCAGCCTCGCCGATCGCGTCGACGCCATGCGCCAGCGAGGCCCGAACGCGGGCCTTGCCAACGAGGCCGCTCCGGCGGACACTGCGGCCTATGGAACCGTCAGCCAAGCCGACCGATTCTCCGTCAAGAAGCTCGAAGCAGCCCTTGGCGCCGCCCGATCCGGGCTTGTGCTTGACCCCCGACCTGCTGTTGATGGAGCGCAGGCTGGACAACCTCTGCGCGGGCTTGATCGCACTCGCGTCGCCGCCGCCGAGCTGGCCCAACGACTGTTCGACAAGCAGGTAACGTACTTCACGTCGAGCGAGCCGTTCGCCAACGGGCTCGTCAGCAGCAAGCAGCCGAACCGGGTCTTCGTGCTGCACGGCGCGTCCCGGCCGCACATGGCGATCCTGGGACACGAACTGCTGCACTCGCTGAGGATCGACCGGCCTGACCTGTACGCCAAACTGGCCGACCGGATCATGGCGGTCACGAACGACCGCAGCGACGCCGACATGGGGCTTCAGCTCAAGCGGCTCAAGGCGGGCCTGCCGACGCTCGACGACAACCTGCTGGAAGAAGAATTCGTCGCCGACGTGGTGGGCGACCGCTTCACGGAACCCGAGTTCTGGCAGTTGATGGCCAAGGACCAGCCGGCCGGCTTCAAGGCCGTGATCCAGGCGGTGCTGAAGTTCCTCGACGACACCCTGAGCAAGATCGCCGACATCCGCCCGTTCGGAACCGAGGTCTACCTGAAGGACATCCAGGCCGCCCGCGAGGCGGTGGCCGATGCGCTGCGCAACTACAGCGCAGGCGAGGTCGGTGCGATGGCGGGGCAGGGCGAGACGATCAGCTTGAGCATCGCCGGCAGCGTGGCAGAGCGCGTGGACCAGATCCGCGGCATGGACCAGACCAAGATGCGCAACGCCCTGGCCGACCTGCTGGGCAGCGCGGGCGCCAAGGTGTCGTGGTGGGACAAGTACCTGGGCACGCAGTACGCCAAGGCCGAGAAGTTCCCGGCCTACAAGCGCGTGTTCGACCGCGTGCAGTCCTACATCGAGGACGTGTCGACGCTGGCCAACGAGGCGGCCGACCAGGCGCCCGAGATCCTGCCCAAGCTCGAGAACCTGAAAGACCTCAAGCAGAGCCTGAAGTCCTACGGGCTCAAGGGGCGCGACGCCGTGGCCGTGGCCGCGCCGGTCTTCCAGGGCACGCTCAACGACCAGAAGGTCTACGGCGACGAAGAACTGCGCGACCGCTTCGGCCTGAACGACAAGCAGATCGGCCAGTACCGGCAGTTCCTGGCGGCCGTGAACGTGTCGCTCGATCAGGTGGTGGCGGCCGACGTGCTCAAGCTCCTGGGCGACAAGAACCCGGGCCTGCGCGACCTGGCGCTGGCCGACCGTGGCGCCATGCGCAGCGGGATCGACGACTACCTGACGGAGCAGGCCGAACTGTCCGGCGAAGACCCGGCCGCGACCGACGACGATCGCGGGCCGATGACCAAGCTGCGCGACGACATCCGCGAGAAGTACGAGCGCATCGACAAGCTGAAGTCAGAGGGCTACGCGCCGCTGATGCGCTTCGGCAAGTACAAGGTCTTCATCGCTGACCCGGAGACGGGCGACAGCCTGTTCTTCGGCCTGTACGAGACGCGCGCCGCGGCGAACCGGATGGCGCGCGACCTGGCGGAAGACCCGCAGTTCAAGGACGCGCGCATCGAGCAGGGCGTGCTGTCCGAGGATCAGTACAAGCTGTTCAACTCGGTCCCGGTCGAGTCGCTGGAGATGTTCGCCGAGGCCGTGGGCGCAGAGAAGTCCGAGGTGTTCCAGGCGTACCTGCGGCTGGCGAAGAACAACCGATCGGCGCTCAAGCGGCTGATCCACCGCAAGGGCACGGCCGGCTTCTCCGAGGACGTGGGCCGGGTGCTGGCCGCGTTCGTCACGTCGAACTCGCGCCTCGCGTCCGGCGCCATCAACCTGACGGCCGCCAACGGGGCGGTGCAGGACATCCGCGACGGCGACATCAAGGACGAGGCGATCCGGCTCGTCGAGTCGGTGCAGAACCCGAAGGAAACTGCGGCCGGCGTGCGGGCGCTTCTGTTCACCAACTTCATCGGCGGCTCGATCGCGTCGGCGATGGTGAACCTGACGCAGCCGGTGACGATGACGCTGCCCTACCTGAGCCAGTTTGGCGGGCTGGCCAAGGCCACCGGGCGGCTGATGGCGGCCGGCAAGATGGTCGCAGGCGGCAAGATCCGCGACCCGGAACTGGCCGCAGCGATGAAGCGCGCCGAGGACGACGGCATCGTGAGCCCGCAGGAGATCCACCACTTGCAGGCGCAGGCGATGGGCACCTGGGGTACGAGCGCGCTGGCCAAGCAGGCGGCGTTCATCTGGGGCGCCCCGTTCAGCCTGGCCGAGCAGTTCAACCGCCGGGTGTCGTTCGTGGCCGCCTACCAGACCGCCAAGGAGCAGGGCATCGGCGACCCGTTCGCCTTCGCCGAGAAGGCCGTCGTGGAAACCCAGGGCCTCTACAACAAGGGCAACATGCCGAACCTGAGCCGCAACGCGATCGGCGCGGCGGCGATGCAGTTCAAGCAGTTCTCGATCCACTACCTTGAGTGGATGAAGCGCATGTGGAATGCCGGCGAGCCCGGGTCCGCGGAGCGCCGCGCCGGCCGCAAGGCGGTGCTGATCGCGTTGGCGCTGCTGATGGTGGCCGCGGGTGCCGATGGCCTGCCGTTCGCCGACGACATGGACGACCTGATCGACACGCTGGGCCAGGCGCTCGGCTACGACACCAACTCCAAGAAGGCGCGTCGGGACTTCGTGGCCAAGACGCTGGGCCTGGGCGACATGACGGCCGACGTGTTCGCCCGTGGGCTTTCTGCGATGCCTGGGGTTCCGCTGGACGTATCCTTGCGCATGAGCATGGGCGACCTGATCCCCGGCAGCGGCCTGATGCTGCGCAGCAACACCGACCGCTCGCGCGACCTGCTGGAGATCGCCGGCCCGGCCGGCGGGCTGGCCCGGCAGTACATGGACGCCAGCGAGAAGGCGTTGGCCGGCGACTTCACGGGCGCGGCGGCCGGGTTCCTGCCGATGGCGGCGCAGAACGCGCTCAAGGCGATGGATATGTGGTCGACCGGCGAGGCGCGCGACATGCGGGGCAGCAAGGTCATGGACGCCGATCAGGTGGACGGGCTGATGAAGTTCTTCGGCTTCAACCCGCAGAGCATCGCCCGCGAGTCGCAGAAGATGGGCATGATCCGCCGCAGCGAGCAACTGGCCAAGAACGTCGAGGGCGAGATCGCCTCGCGCTGGGCCAGGGCGTTTGCCGATGGCGACGCCGAAGGCGTGCGCGACGCTCGGCAGGAGGTGGCCGACTGGAACCGGAACAACCCTGGTGCGCGCATCCAGATCACCAGCGCGCAGATCATCCAGCGCGTGCGCAAGCTTCGCCAGTCGCGCGCCCAGCGCTTCATCACGTCGGTATCGCCCGAGCGGCGCCGCGACGTGACCGAGACGATGCAGTGAGCTGGTCGGCCGCCCTCAGCCTCTGCGGCTACGCCCTCATGGTGTGGCAGTTCGGACCTTGTGGGCTTCTCGCCGCCCTGGCGCACGTCGGCGTGCTGCTGCTGTTCGTCAGGCGCCGCTGAAGGACAAAACCCCGGGGAGATCACCCCCGGGGCCGTCCTACTGCTGGTTGAGTCTGGGCGATCACGTCAACCCTGCCGCCATGCGCAAGCGGCCACGCCACGTCTCCGGGTTCAGTCTCAAGTAGCGCGAGCGTGCCTCATGTTTAGGCACGGTGCAACGCGCCCACTTTGGCGGCACGGCCAGCCGCTTAGATTGGCAGGGCCATACGGAGCAGCCCTGCCAATGCCGACGCCAGCCGACGCCACGCCACCAGCCACGCCAGCGAAAGAGCGCTGGCACGTTAACAAGAACGTGCCCGTGGCGCTCATCGTTGTGCTGGTGGGCCAGATCATGACCGGCGTGTGGTTCGCGTCGAGGCTTATGGCCAACGACGAAGAACAGGACAAGAGCCTGATCGCGCACGATCGAAGACTGTCGACCATCGAAAGCTCTAACACGTCGACCCGCTTGTCCGTGCTTGAGGCGCAGATGTCCGACATCAGAGCCGGCGTGGCAGACAGCAACCGCAAGCTGGACCGTCTGATCGAACGCAACGGAGGCGTTCGGCTCGGGTCCGAAAAGTGAACGCCGCCGCACGAATCCACGAACCGCTTGCCGAGACAGGCGCCTGCGCTCGGCAAGCTACCCCGCGGCTGCAGCCGCACCACTGAAGGAGCCACACATGGCTGATACCACCGCGTACTTCCCGCCCGGCGTCTACAACCTAGATGTCACCTACCTGGCCGACAAGATCGCTCGCTACGCGGGCGAGGTCCAGATGTCCGTGTCGTCGAACGTCGCGTTCGTCAACCAGTTCGACATGGAACGGCTCCAGAACTACCTGACCGACATCGACGCGGCGATCGCGTACATCGTCAATCAGCCGCAGCTCGACCTGCCTGAGTCGCATCCGATGATGAACGCGATCCAGCCGTTCCCGGCGATGCGCGACATGGAATCGGACGAGTGGGATCACGTCGTCCGTCTGCTCCGCTCGGGCTACATCGAACTCGTCAACGGCCAATCCGCCCGCCTGGGCGCCGGCCTGATGCCGTTCGATGCCCGCCGCGTCACGTCGCTGGTCGCCAAGACCCGCCAGTGGCTCGACGACTATGTGGCCAAGCGCAGCCCTATGGACCTGCCGGAGACGAGCCCGCAGCAGGCCATGAGCCCGGTCGGCAAGTCCGGCGTCTAAGGCCAAAGCGCAGGCGGCTTTACCTCCGCCTGCGCTACCACCGGCAACCACGATGATCCTGACCGTCGCCACGCTCATCGCCGCCGGCATCGAGCCGACGCAGGCCAGGCGCTTCGTCGACCCGCTCAAGGCCGCTTGTGCGCTGTTCGACATCAGCACGCCGGCCCGCGTGGCGGGCTTCGTGGCGCAGTGCAGGGTGGAGTCGACCGACTTCACCCGGCTGGAAGAAGGATTGTTCTACACGACGCCGGAGCGCATCCGGGCCGTGTTCTCGTCCAGGGTGCCTAGCCTGCAAGTGGCGTCCACCCTGACGCGCCGACCGAGAGAGCTTGCGAACCGTGTCTACGCAGGCCGCAACGGCAACGGCGACGAGGCCAGCGGCGACGGCTGGGCCTACCGTGGGCGTGGGTTGATCCAGCTCACCGGGCGCGCGAACTACGCCGACGCGGCGGTCGAATTGAACCGTCCCTACGTCGAGAACCCTGGCCTTATTGCAGAGCCGCCCGACGCCTGCCTGACGGCGGCGTGGTACTGGCACTCCAAGAATCTCAGTCTCCTTGCCGACAGCGCGCGGTGGGACTCGATCACCCGGGCGGTCAACGGGCGCGCGATGCTGCACGCCGCACAACGGCGCCAGTACGCCGAGGAAGGCGTGACGGTGTTCGCATGAACTGGGGCGATGTTGGTGACTGGCTCAAGGGCAATGCCGGAACCGGGGCGGCGCTGGTCGGCTCGCTGCTGACTGGCAACATCCCCGGCGCGGTGGCCGCAGGCGTTGCTCTGGTGGGCAGCGCGACCGGAACAACGGACCCAGGTCAAGTGCTTGACCGTTTTCAGAGCGACCCTGCGACCGTGGTGAAGCTGCGCGAGCTGGCGCTGCAGAACGAGCAGAGCATCCGCGAGCACATCCGCGCGATGACCGAGGCAGACCTGCTGGACAAGCAGCGCGAGCACGAACAGACCCAGCTCACGATACGCAGCGGCGACAACGCCACCGACGAGTACGTCCGCCGCACTCGGCCGATGATGGCCCGGCAGAGCTGGTACGTCACGGCCGGCTATGTCGTCGCCTTCGAGTCGGCCAAGGCCGTCGCCCTGTTCTCGATGGGCGCGTCGGTCGAGTTGGCGATGCTGCTGATGGGTCCGGCCGCCGTCTACCTTGGCGTGCGCAGCGTCGACAAGTGGAACCCGCCGCGCGCCACCACCCACCCGAAAGGCAAGCCATGAACCCGATCGCCTTCGTGCTCGACCTGATGACGCAGCCCGACAAGCGCAAGCACGCGCTGATGTGCGCCGCGGCCTCCGTGTTCGGCGCCCTGATGCTGACTCTGATCGGCACGGCTGCGCTGCTGGCCTGGAGGCTGGTGGCGTGACCGAGGCCGCAGAGCGCCTGCTGCGCCGCTTGCTGCGCCATGATCGCCCGCATCGCATTCCGCCGCAGCCATCCTGGGCCTGCGCGAGCCCCACATCTTTGACCTGCGCACACTGGAAGCGGTGTGTGCGCGATTTAGCACGCAAGTGCAGTGACACCAACCGGAGCCACACATGGCAAATGCCCTCTACCCCAGCTACAAGCAACTGCTGCTCGGTGCCGGCCTTAATCTGTCGAGCCTGACCATCAAGGCCGCGCTGGTCGATACCGGCGTGGTGAGCTACAGCGCAGCGCACGACAACTACGACGACATCAGCGCGGCAGTCATTGGCACGCCCATCGAGCTGACCGGCAAGAGCATCACGGGCGGCGTGTTCGACTCGACGCTCAATCCGTCGTTCACCGGACTGGTCGGCGCCCCGACCATGGAGGCCGTCGTCATCTACTACGACAGCGGCACGCCGGCCACGAGCACGCTCATGGCGTGGATCGACAGCGCGACCGGCCTGCCAGTGGCGTCCGGCGCGACGCAGGTAGATATCACCTGGGACGCATCGGGGATCTTCGCGCTGTGAACCATGGCCACGCTGCACGCCCGCTGGTGGCGCCTGCGCCGTCAGGTCATCGGCTGGTGGCGCGACAGATACAGCGCGGGCTCGACCATCGTGACCGTATGGCTGCACCGGCGCCGCGTGATCGTGCCGCGCTGGCCGTGGTGGCGTAAGGATTGACATGGCAACGCCGCGCATTCAGGAGGTACTGACCTACCAGATTTCAGGGCTGGTCACGACCGTATCGCACCCGGTGCGCAACGGCGCGAACCGCTTGATGATTGTCGAGCTGATGGGGCGCTTTGCGAGCGTCACGTCAGTCACTTACGGCGGCTCGGCGGTCGATCTTGTAGCGGGCTCAGATGC